GAGTATAAAACACAGTTATTAAATATAGTATTTTCAATGTTTTCGTTCAATATTTTTTAAAATTGTCAGTAGCTATTGTCAGTTTTTATTCTTAAAAAGTAAAAACCACATATTTATCCACATTTTATCCACACAGTAGGGGCTAGATTACTAGCCCCTATTTTTAATTATATTTCTCTTTCAAATATTGTAAACATAATATATATATTTTTTTATATAAATTAGTTTTTATATATAGACATGCACTTTTTCAATGTCATTTCGCATACGTATATATTAACTAGCAAATAAATTAGTATACGCTTCTAAACTGGTTTAGAAAATTTAGTTGCTGATTAGTTAATGGTTATATACGGTCATAGGCATACTCTATGTATTTAGAATATGCCTATTTTTATGTCTAAATAAAAAGAAGTTACCTACATTATGCAGGTAACTTACATACAAAACTAGAATATCCAGTATCTTCATTTTTAATTAAACATAGAGCATGATATCTTTCTAGCTCTGCTAAATCTGTTTCAGTATATCCATCTTTTTCAAAATACCTCTTAAGTTCATTATATACTTTTATATCTGTCCCTTGGATCAGTAAGAAGGATGCTCCAGATGCCAAAATACTCTTTTGTAAATTCTTAGTGCATTGGTCCAGATAATGAAGTGATAAAGTAGGTGTTAAATTAAACTTCCTACATTCTACTAATATATCTTCCATTAGCAACTGACAATGATAACTTTGATGTATTTCATTTATGAATAATTCTGTTTGTGTCTGTGTTGCCCCCTGCTCTTTCGCTATCCATATTTTTTGTAAAAAGAATGTAGCTAGTAAACTTCTCATAGTTTTGCTGAATTTCTTAGCTGGTATCTTAATTAATATAACCTTGCCTTCATTTATAGCTTTTATAAAATCTATATTATTTGAACTTTCATTTACATATGCTAATTTAGTAAAAATACTAGAGCTTTTAAGCTTACTTATCCTATCTAAAATTCCATCTATTTTAGTATCTGCATTTTCTATAGTTCCATTTTTTCTTTTAGATAGTTCTTCCAAGTCATCTATTTCATCTTTTAAAAGATCAGTTGCTGTTTTAGGAAGCCTAGATATTGTTTCATCTCTCTTTTTAGGATTCTTAAGAATATCTATAATATCTTTTAAACTAGAGTATTGATTAACTCTAAAAACTATAGTAGCAGCTGCATTTAAATATCTAAGCATTCTAGGTGTTAAAGTACTGTTAACATCATTTATTGTATCTAAGAGCATATTATATTGTTGTGCTTTCTGCATACATACATCTACTTTTTCGTATTCTGTCATGCTATCATTATAACTATATTCATCATATGAAAATGTTTGAAGCGTCTTAGGATTAGTACAATCAATTTCAATTAATCTATCTGGAGGAGTTATAGCCTTTATACTGTCTGCTAATTGACACTTATCTATATAATCTTCAACTATAAGTCCTCTACCAGCTTTTATAATATCCTTAGCTAAATTAGTCATGTAGTAATCCTTACCAGCTCCCATAGGACCTAATAGTACTCTACCCATTCTTTTCATTTGTTCATCTGTAGAATAATAAGTCATTTGTTTATTATCTTTAACTTTGACATCACCTATTCTAACATCACCATTTTCTAAACATCTTGGAGCTCTTAATTCTAGTATCTTATTATGTTTAATATTTTTATGTTGCTCAATGATATCTTTGCCAGCAACATTAATAAATTTTCCAGCTTCTAAAACAGAGGTATAATTACTTTTAACTTTTATATCATCCTTATAAAAATCTAAATCTTTTTTAACTTCTTGCATTTCTAATTCATTATCTCCATTTACACTGCTAAAAGTATTGTACAAAGTAGTACAAAGTTGATTTTCTCTATCTTTATTATCACTTTTAGCTATAATTATAGCTTGAGTTTTGATAATATCGCTCTTAGTTTTTCTAGTAGTGCTAGTAGATGTCTGCTTATCAAAAGGCACAATCATATTAACATTATTTGAAGATGTGTTTAAAAAGGCATTTAAAAGACCGTTTATAAAATCAACTAAAAATTTTAACGTTATAACACCTAAATCTATAATATTTTTAGATTTTTTTAAGTTTATACCTTTTTTAAAATTACATAAAGCTTCTCTAGAACTAATTTTAAAATAATTTTGTTCTTTTTGGCTCATAGGTATGAAGTTATAAAATATACCTACTGCTTCATCTGTTTGTAAAATTTCTAAAATACTCATATTTGCATTTAGCAAACTATTGTTTCTTTTATCTACATTTAGGCTTAATACATCGTTAAGTTTATATTGAAGTTGATACTTAGTACACTCATTTATATTTATAGGCAAACTATCAACTTTATTAATCTCCACATTTTTCCAAGTTTCCGATAACTTGGTTTTTACTTGACTATAAAAACATGAAGGTACTATAAAGTAAAATTCCGTACTTTGCTTACTTATATGAATGTAATAACTAAGTTTTAATTTACTTTCTATTATAAGCTTCTTATTCTCTATTCTAATTAATTTATCTAGCTTTTTATACATTGTATTAGCTAACACTAATATCTTATCTGTATTTGTATTCTTGCAACTCTTAGAAGGTATTACTTGGATATGTGTATACTCTGCTTTATTTACTTCTATACATTTAGACAATTTTATAGATATTCGTTTTTTAAACACCGAATACAAGGTTTCCTATTATTTTTATAAGCAGATATATAGCAGGACTTAATGTTGCTACTTTTTTACCTTTATCATATCCAAATACATACAGTATAAGAGCTACCATACCAACTATTAAACATGTATTAAAGCTTAGATCACTTACAAGTTGTAAAAATGAATGCATAGATTGTTCGAACCATCCATTAACCCAATTTTCTATCCAGCCGAATACATTATGAACACTTAAATAATCAAACATATTATAATCCCCCCTATTATTCTATTTCCATCTTGTAAATTCTTTTCCGCACTTATTGCAGATACAAATATATCTATCTTCTCTTTCCTCTATAATAGTGTAGTCGTTAGTTTCATAACATTTATTTGCCCAATCCATACTTATATCCCCCTTATTAAAGTTTTATCATTTCAAATAATCTTGGATAAATCATTATGAATATATAACACATCCAATATTGTACCCCAGCTAAAGAAGCTTGCTTGAAATTAGCACCACTTAGCATTTCTTCTACTAATCTTTTGAGTCCCATGCCTAAGCATCCCCATTTAGCAAAGCTCTTTAATAACTCTATCAATTGACCGAATGTAGCATCTAGTGAAGCTTCCATACTATCTGCAAATACAAAATTCATGTTATAGTTTAGTAATAATGCTGTGACTAAAATTAACTTACAATACATAATTTTATTTTCTTTTATGTGATCTAAAATTTTCTCTACTAATGATAGATCCTCTTTTCTGAACTCTCCAAATTTATATACTTTTGTATTATATTTTCCTAGTAACACTGTATAATCCCCCTTAGTTTAGGCAAAAATATTCTTATAAATAATTTTATCGGAGGTAATTTATATGGATATTCTTTGGTTTACTGCATTTGGTGTAATCGGTACTGCTCTAGAAATGTTAATGAAATAATTAATTTACGTGATTTATAACTCTTAATATCTTCTACTAAAACACATCTTAAGAAATTTATAGGTTTTTTTATCGTTGGTATAAGTGCAGATTTGTTTTCGCACTATTGATAGGTTAATTAGAATTATTTTGAAGTTTTAGAAGGGTTTTAGTAATATTTGTAGAAATATATCTAAGAATTATAATATTTTATTATAGTTCTAGTGTTAGGCTTCCATGGCTCTTGGTCGGGTAATGGAAGTCTTTTAATTTATTCATCTTTTATTGATTGTTTTTGGTCAAACTTTTCCTTTAAAAGGCTTTTCATATAAGCACTTTTTCCTATTGTTTCTGATTCACTCTCTAAAAAATCATGTAGCATAAGATCATTAACATTATTCTCTTTAAAACTAAGAGTAACCTTTATAGCCATGTTTTTTCCTCCTTTTTCTGTCTCTTTACTCCATCTTATGCCGCTTTACATCCAAAGATGTCTGTCCTATAAAAATTTTCATAAAAAAATAACCCTCAAGTATTAATACTCAAAGGTTATATTATATATCTAATTTTTCAAACTTGGTAGAACCCAAACATCACTAGACTTATCTATTATTTGATTAGCAGGTGTATTTCCAGATTTAACACTGTCTATAAGGTTTTTATCTAAAGTAAAGCTTATAACTTTACTTTCCGAACCATCTTCCATATCTGCAACAGCCCAGTATTGGATTTCATTGAATTGATCTCCACCTTGATTTTTTATTATATCTTCTACATTAAATTCATTTTGACTTATAGTTAGTTTATTATTTAAATTAGGCTCAATTTTAGTCTTTATTACTAGTATATCTTCAGTTATATTAGATGATAGAAATTCACCATGCTTTATAGTAAATTTCCTATTTGAATTTGAAGTTGAATCTACGTTCCCTTCAGCAAGTTTTATAGTTCCATCAATAGCTAACGAAGAGTAGTGATTTTTAGCTTCTTTAATTATGCCAGAAACATCATATTCTTCTATTTCAGGAACTTCTTCTTTTAATCCAAACACCTCATTTTTAGCTAAATACATAGAGTTATTTAATTCTTTAGTTAATGAAGGTAACACTGCGTTTATATATTTTTCTAAGCTGCTATTAAGTTTAGATTGATTTTTTTCTTCTAGAGAAGCTACTATTTCGTCTGATGAATTATCAATATTGATAGCCATGTTCTTTAGTAATATAACAGCATCTTTAAATGAGCTATTATCTATATCTTTTTCAAATACAGATATTTTATCTAATAGATCTGTACATATTTCTCTTGTATAATTTATCCTTTCTATAAAAATTTCTTTAGTAGTTACTTCATCATACGATAATACTTCGAAATATGTAGGTATTAAATCATTAGATGTCAGTTTAATACATTCTGAATATTTATCCCATATAGCTTCATCACCTTTAACTGAATTATTAATTTCAATATTTTTACCATCTTCCTGAACTTTAGTTTTAGAATTACAGGCAGTTAGACTTAAAGTTATCATAGTAATAAGTACTAATATTAGAGTTTTTTTCATATATGTCTCCCCTTTATTTTAATATCAACCAATAGTATATAATATCATCTGTGTCATATTTTGTAATTTTATGCCTAGTTTTTAAATTTTTGCATAAAAAATAGGATAGCTAATCAAAAGCTATCCTTTACTAATAATTTATATGTATTTACTTTCCAATAAATTCTAAACATTTTCTAATGGTTTAAGCTCTATCTTTTCCTTTTAGAGCTTCTCATTTAGCGTGTTTATTCTATATACTTTATTTACACACATGTATATTCATTGTAAGCTTAATTTAGTATTATCTATAGCAGCTACCACAAGGTATATATCCTTTTGATTTAGCTTGATTTCTTGTCATTTTTATTGCACCTTTCATACCATGAGCATTAGGTGATTTATGATATTTATTAGACGATGAGCTTCCTCCGTTTGCATAAACAATTCCTGAAGTATCGCTTGTATTTCCGTTGTCATTAGAGCTTCCACCATTAGAAGTTCCGCCTGTACTTGCAGGTGTTCCTACTCCACTAGCATTTATATTCCATCCACCTATAGTAGTGTTAGTTGCCATTACTCCACTTCCATAGAAATAATACCATTTACCTTGTATTTGTTGCCATCCTAAACTCATAGCACCGCTATTATTTAAATAATACCAGTTGCCACTTAATTGTTTCCATCCTTTAGCCATCACTCCGCTATTCTCTAAATAATACCAACTGTTTCCTACTTGTTCCCAACCTGTAGCCATTACTCCACTTCCTCTTAAGTAATACCAATTGCTACCAACTTGCTGCCATCCAGTTGCCATTGCTCCACTTTGTTTTAAGTAATACCAGTTTTTACCTACTTGTTGCCAACCAGTTGTCATTGCTCCATTAGATTGTAAATAGTACCAAACTCCATTCACTTGAGTCCATCCTTTTTGCATAACACCTGTTGAATTTAAGTAGTACCACTTATTAGCATCTTGTATCCAACCTTTTTGTTTAACTCCATTTTTATAGTAATACCAACTTCCATTTTCTTGAACCCAATTGTTTTTACTTGAAGTGTCTCCATTTGCTACCGATTGGCCATTTATAATTAAGTTGCTACAATCTAACTTAGCAACTATATCACCAGTAACATCAGTCCTCCATATTTTAGAACCTGCAGCAGTTAATCTATTTATTGCATTTGCATTAGGATGTCCATAAGAGTTATCCTTTCCTACGCTTATAACTGCATTTTCTGCTTTAGCTTTATTTAAAAAAGATTGTGTAGAACTATATGCAGATCCATGATGTGCAACTTTTAATATATCTACATCTGGTACTAAATTTTGAGAAACCATATCATTTTCTGTATTTTCTCCTATGTCTCCAGTAAGTAATACTTTTTTATTGCAATAATTAACTAATGTCACTACACTATCATCATTTCTATCTTCATAATCTTTAGTTGGTTGTATGAATTTTATTTCAGCTCCACCTATATTTAAATTTGTACCTGTCTTAGCATCTTTTATAGAACATCCTTCTTTACTAGCTAAATCTAACACATTTTTCCATGTCTGAGTTGTATGTGGTGCATCTGTAGGATAATAGAAGTTCTTAATATTTAGTTGCTTAAATACTTCTTGCATACCACCTACATGATCTGAATCAGGATGTGTAGCTATAAGATATTCAATATCAATATCTTTTTCTTGATTTTTCAAATAATTTACAACACTTTTTCCATATTTGCCATCTCCTGAGTCAATAAGCATATCAGTTCCATCTGGTAACTCAATATACGTCGCATCTCCTTGTCCTACATTAATAAAATGTACTTCTAATTGTTGAGATTTGATATCTGCATTAGACACAAATATACTTGATGTTACTAGCCCTAGTGCTAATGCACTAGCCATAATCTTTTGTTTAAATTTCATATATTCCCTCCAAATAAATTTTCTCCACAAGTATTATAAGCTAAAGTGTATGTCGTTTTTTGTATAATTTTGGTCATATTTAATATTTTTATTATTATTTTTTTAAATATTATATACCTTATATATACATATTATTTTTTTATAAAATAATGCATTAAATCATCAGAAATTTTACTAATATATATCCATTGAGGTCGAAAAAATACCTATTGGTGCAAAATATATTGAAAAAAATCAAAAAAAATATATATTAATTTGTAGAGATAAGTCTATATTTTTTATACAGATTATCTCTACAGTTAATTTAAATTTAACAGTTGAGACACCGAGATATGTGTAAAAAGTGTAAATATCTCTTATGGAACATTGAATTAACTAATGCTCAATATTTTAAAATAGTATTTTAAATAACTTTTTTATAAGTTTTACAATTAACTTTTTATAGGGTATAGAAATAAAAATACTTTCTATAGTTAATTTTATATGTAGATGAGTATTTATAGATGTAAAATACATAGATTTTTGTGTTTTCGGTATAGGGGAATAAATTTAAATATAACTAAGCTAAAAAATATATGCAAAAAAGAGGGGAAAACATGAAAAAAATTAATCGTAGTAGGTCAGTTTTATTAAGTTTAATATTGTCAGGAGTTACAATTAATTCTTTGCAAGTAGGCAAAGTATTTGCTGATGATGGTGGTTATAATAAAAAATGGATTGTTCATAAATCTGTAAGTGGAGAGGATACAGAATTATTAAATTCAAGAATAAGAACTATAACAAATAATATAGATTCACCTAAAAATTCTAATTCTGAATTATTATTATTGAGAGATCAATACTTAAATGATAATTATTCATTATACCAAAAATATGTTACTTGTGAACCATTATCAAAGGAAGAATTCATAGAAAATATTTTAAATGGTAGTAATGGATTATTAAATTATTTCAATGAAAGCTATAAAAATTTATCTGAAAATGAAAAATTAGAAAAAGAAGTTAAGTTGATGAGATATTGTAATGATAATGATATAATTTTAGACTCTTCTGGAAATTTTTACGAATCAATAGAAGCCTCATATCAATTAGATTGCTACTTAAAGGATGGTGGAAAAGATAACTTAATAAAAAGATCTAGTGACATGACAGATTCAGAATTATGCGAACAAAGCAACTTTTTAATTGATAATATGGAAGATTTACTTCAAAATACAGATGTTGATGTTGAGAGTATCGTTGAGCAAGTTATTCCTATAGGTGCAGATAATTTATCAGAAAAGCAAGTTGAAGAAATATTAGATAAAGCTAATGATAAAGCAATTAATTCAGAAGTTAAAAGCATAGCACCTAGGAATTTTAATCATTCAAAAAATATAAGTGAAAATAGTAGATTAGATAAATATATAAAATTAGTGAAAAATTTAAGCGATGAATATAATAAAGAAAATAATAATTTACCAATACTAAAATCAATTAATTCAATAAAAAGATCAGTAACAGCATCTTCATATCAAACTAATTGCTTAAACTATGCAAGAAAGCATGGCTATACTAATGGTTACTACGGAAGTAGTAATGACCGCAATGATGCACCATCTCCTTATTATAACTATAGAAAAAATGGTGAACATGATTGCGCTAACTTTGTATCTCAATGTTTACGTGCAGGAGGGGTAAGTTTTTGGAAGGATTGGTTTTTCAATAATAAAAATGACTATTCATACTCTTGGATAAGAGCTAAGGATTTTAGAACTCATTGGCAATCAAGAGTTCCTAGTGAGTATATGTATGTTACTAATTCATTAAGCTTTTTAAAACCAGCAACACCAATTAGTATTCTTAATCCAAGAAGTAACTTTGTAGCTACACATACTCTTATAACTACAGATAAACACAGTAATGGATATAATTTCTCTTATGCTGCTCATTCAGATCAAGGAAAAAGAACTAACTTGATAGCAAAATTACAAGCTCATAATACTCATAATGTAAAAAATAATGAAATAAAATATTATAAAGTTTACTGGTAAGAGGTGATTTTATGAAAAAAACAATCATTTTACTTATAACTACGCTACTTTTATTAATAGCTGTTGGATGTAATTCTCGTGATAATAAAAGCAACTATAATTATACATGGGATTATGAAACTGAAGAATACAAAAACATGAATGTTAGTGACTTAATTAGTTTGAGAGATAAATTAATTGATGATGAATTAAAAGGATTATCAAAAAGTGATTACGAACAACAAAAAAAAGAAATTTTAGGAAATAATAATTATCAATTAGTTGGATTTGTAAACTGCCTTTATACTGCTATGCCTGAAAAAGATAAGTTGATTAAACAAATCAAATTAATTAAGTACTTAGATTCTCTTGACTCAGGTATTGATCCAGCTGGAGAATTCATATATCAAACTAATATGAATTATCAGCTAAATGAATTCTTTACAATTAACAATTTGTGGACTGAAGAAAATAAAGAAAAACAATGCTTTGATCCAACTATTTTAGTTGATAATTTTGAAAAAATATATGAATATACAGATTTAAATAAGTATCTTGTATTTGAGTTAATTCGCTCTAGCTATGGTGATTATACAGGTAAATCAATATCATTAGAAAAAGAAATTTTCCTATTAAATGAATTAAAAAATATTAACGATAAAAAATCTGATAATAGATTAGTTGATGAAGATTACGAAAAAAATCTTTTTTTAAGTCATCTTAGATCTATGAAAACAGAATTTGAATCAAAATTAAAGGAAGAAAAATTAAGTCAAATTGAAAAAGAAAATATAAAATCTAATATAGAATTAATCAATAACTTGATTAAAAATTAGCTGCAACAAAGGAGTATCAATATTGATACTCCTTTAAATATGTTTTATAAAAAATGTAAACTTGGAATTGTCTACCTTTTACGTTTTAGACGGGAAACTCCAAAATCATCCTATTTTGGTAGGGTTAATAATATATACGCATAATAATTATAGTATAATTTACTTTCCAACAAAATCTAAACATTTTCTAACAGTTTCAGCTCTGTCTTTCCCTAATACAATTCCATATATCTCACCATTATTAAGTGCTTTTATAGCTCTTTCAGCATCTCCACCTACTACGAATAGATTTGTAGCTTCCCATTTAACATGATCTTTAACATGCTTTAAGATACAATCATCTTTGTACCAAGAGATTATTTCTGCTCCAACTCGATCTACATCATTTCCGTACAATACACAGTTTTTATAACGCTTAGTATTCTCTGTATCTGGTGGTTTGATATCATTAATTGTTTTATTTAGTACACCTTCAACAACTTTTCTAGCAATTAATCTAAGTTCATGGTCTTCATCTGCTTTATTATAATCTATTTTATTATCACAGAAAAAATACTCATTCAATATTGCAACAGGTTTAGTTTGAGTTAGTATGTATAGATCGTCTCTAGCTTTTATATCTCTATCTTCCCATATATCATCTAGTTTATCGTTAACTCTTTGAGCTACTTCTTTACCTTTTACACTACCTTTAGAATACAAAGTTTCAGTCCCCTTAGCAGTTCCATTAAACGCATTCAAGTGACTTTCTATAACTAAATCATATCCTCCACTATGTATCTTATTTAATTTATAATTTTTTTCTTCTTTAGCTGATAGAAATTGTCTTTCTGGACATTGAATGCAGTCGGCTTCTACTCCTTGATTTTTAAATTCATCAACTAATATAGGTACAAATTTCTTGCACCATCTATATTCATTTACCCCTCCTTTAGAAGTTCCATCAGCACTTGTTATATTTCCATTTTTTAAAACACTATGACCTATTGTACATGCTATTTTTTTAAACATATTACTTTACCTCCTCATTAGCTTCTTTTAAATCTTCTATTTCTGCAAATATTTTTCGTCCCCAAAACGCTATCGTTCCACCTATTAATCCTGTTATCAAACCTTCTTTAGTTTGATTAAAGAACCAACCACCAAGTCCACCTATAACTAGCATTAATAAAGCTTGATAGCTAACTGGTACAGGTGGCTCCCATTTTTCTAATATCATCTTTATTCCTATCATAACTATTAAAAGTTCTATAATTGATTTTATCTCTATCATTTTTACTCTCCTTAAATTTTCGTATTAAAAAAGACAAGCTATAAATCAGCTTGCCTTTAAAATTATTATTATACTGCCGCTGTGTTGTTAAAGTCTATTGAACTTGTAAATCCTTTAGAATGGAATCCAGTTACAGTACAACATTCATTAACTACATATGGTGGATATGTATTGCTATCACAGTTTACAACTTTTGAATGAGAATATGGTAATGCAAAACCACTTTCATCAACTGGTATTGCTTCTGATATTTTAGCATTTCTGAAGTATGCTCTACCATAACCAATACTATTTGATACATAATGAGTACTTGATTTAGGTACAAGGTTTAATTCATGAGTTACTTTATATACGTTACCATCTGCTGCTTCTTCTGCTATAGTCCCTAATGGTTTATCCTCAGGTAAATATCTATTTAATTTGATAACTAAATTACCATTAACGTATAAGCATAAATATTTATCATTCCCAAACTTTTTGCCTTTAAATTTAACTTCAACATTTTGTCCCGTTATGTCTGGTAGACGTTTCTCTATCCATGAATTATTGCCATTTAATCCACCGTTTACAAATGCAGCCCAATAACCATCTCTTCTTAATATACCACCATCAAAATACCCTCCATTTTTTGTACATATACTTATGAAAAACTCTGGGAATACTGCATGTGTATCATCCCACTTACCAAATTGGTTATAGTCAGTTGGAATTTGTATAAAACAAGACCCTCCTGTACATCTTTTTGTAGCTGAGCTAGAAACATCTTGGAATAATGCAGTTCTAAATCCTGCCATAATAATTACCTCCTATAATTTTAATATTTTGTATTACATATATTACAGAGTAATTTTTAGTAAAAAATGTAAACTAAAAATAATATTTTTTTAATTTATCTAAAGCTTTATTTTTATTAGAATAAACTGATTGTCTTGAAATACCTAAAGCACATGCTATTTCATTATCTGTTAATTTATTTATATATTTACTTATAATAATCTTTTTTTGTATGTCATTTAAACAATCAAGCATTTCATAAATTTCTACTTTATTAGTTTGTAAGTATTCTTTTTCAGTATTTATTTCATCATCATATACAATAATTTCATTATTAAATTTAGAGTTTGACTTATATAACATATTAGATTTATTATCTAAGCAAATATTTAAATATTTAAATATGCCATTATCAGATTTATTTTTTAAATTACATATATTAATAGACTTAATTAATTCTATAAAATATATTTTTAAATCAATTTCAGCACATTCATAACTTAATTTTTTAGATAGTTTATTTATTTTCAACTCAAACTTATTTAAAAGTTCTAAAATTATTTCATTCTCTCCATTTTGATATTTTAAAATTGTGTCAACTAAATTTATTGTAATCATCCCCTAATTGTCAAAAAAAGAGCTACTATTTTATTAGTAACTCTCTTTTGCTTGTTTTTATGTATAAAAAAAGAACTATTCTATGTAGTCCTTGCTAGTTTTTTATAATTTTAATTAGTTTTTCTTTTTGAGCGTCATCTATCCAACCTTTTAAAACGGCATTATTAATTTCTTTTTCACCCAAAGTTTTTTTCTCGCACATTCTTAATAAAGTTTCATACATGGTATATTCCTCCCTACTTATTTAATGAATCTAATACTAATTGTTCTATTGTTGATTCTAATTCAGATATTCTTTTTAGACTTTCAGGATCTTGTGCATATCCTTTTTTCATATTATCTATATACTTTTGAGCCACTTCATCTGAAGTTGAGTTCTCAGGCATTAGAAGATTAGCCCTCATGACATCAACTGATTCTACATAGAATACTGTTCCTGACTGTTTCACTAGGAATACATCTCCCTCCCTTAGGTGAGAATTCTCCTTCAACCAGTAACTTGCTGGAAATCCTTTTATATCCGATTTCTTGTCCCACATTTCATAACTAAACATATTGTTATTCCTCCCTTATTAATTAGTTTTTTGATTAAATAATTGTATTTTGTGAATACCATACTCACCGTGTGCCGAGAATAATATAAAGTCTTCGGTTTCAATAGGAACTACATATGAACCTACTGAAGAGGTTACACATATAATTTGATGAGTATCCATATTATATCTGAACCATCCATACTTTGAACCCGCTTGAGGGTAAAAGAATATATCTCTATCTACTAATACACCCGGATGAGATTGAACAAAGCAAGGAACACCCTCCTTCACCCAGTTTGGGTATAAGTACTCCATCTCAACACCCTTTCTAAGTAAGGATATAGTATGAGAATTAGCATCATATTTCATAATGTGTACTATATAGTAGTTTGCAGAGTCATTCCCTATCATTATAAACTGATTATTACCTATATGACATACTGAGGGAGCAGTTCTTAGAGTTATACCCGAAGGAAACACTATATTCGTAAGGTTTGTCTCTACATTAGTATTTGCGTCATATTTATGTACAGCTAGCTGTTTACCTACCTCCATTATTTTCAATGTGAATATAAAATCTGTACCATAAACAGCCCTTGGCCTATTTCCATTGTAAGACCTTACCCTAGAGAATGTGTTTGCATCCACATCTAGCTTCCATATAGATGATCCAGGGCAATCCATAATTTTAAGATTTCCATACTTATAGTCTTGTACTTCGAACATCTTATAGTCAACCTGAGCTGGATCTTGTTTATAGTCTAAAGTATCAAATTCCATATCATATACTAAAGCTTGTTTATGAGTGCCAGACATAGGAGGACGTGGATAGAAATGTACCTTGTTTCCTTTACTGACTATATTATAGGGAACAGCTTTACTACTAAGAGTGAATGCATCTGGTCCAAGTACTCCATATTGTACTGCAATACCTGCTTTCTCTAAGCTACTTCCTTTTGAACCGTCAAAGTAACCTCCAAGGTCCCCATGTATTACCCACTTGCTGTCTATGGAATACCCTTATATTATTAAAGTCGCTTAATGAAGTAGCTTTCTGATAACAGAATCCATTTAAATTAGTATGTTGCATTACTTCTATATACCACCAACCTTGATTACCCTTTGGAGCATTAGTGAATTTCTCTCCATTATACACACCAGCTTTAGTAAGTGTGTTAAGATCATACCCTGCATTCAGTAATTGAGCTGTTCCATTGTCAGAAGTAAGTTTATGTTTTTGTCCTTTATTTACTGTATCTTTAAGGGTATTATAATTGACTTGCACTGAATTCCCATCAGCCATCTGCATATTATCAGCTTTAAGTCCATTCTCTATCTTGTCTTCAAGGGCTAGAATTCTATTTGCTAATTGTCCAGCTGCATCCTCTCCTAATACACCTTTGATAGTATCAAACCAAGCCATGAAGTCCTTTTCCCACTTACCTGTTGATTCACCCATCCAGTGTTTAATGTCTTCCCCTCTCTCCATTATAAAAGCATCAAGTTTTCTATATAGTTCTGTAGTATCTATAGTCTGTACTGTTTGAGTAACTATACCACATAACTCAGAGTTTAATATCTGGTCAGTTATTTTAGATTGAAGTATATTCATAATTCCAGGATCTATCTTTATGTCACATAAAGCTAACTCATATGCATCTACATCCCTTTGTAGTGTAGGAGGCACTGGATTACTATTAAATACTCCAGCTTTAACTTTAGCAGTTATCTCTCTATTAACAAAGTCGCATCTTAGTACCACTCTGTCTATACGAGATAGTACTGCATCAGCTGGTCCTATAGTTAATGTTAGGTTATCAGTATTAGTATATGCATATCCATTAATAAAGGCATAACCAGGTGATAATGAAACGGTCATATCACCATTAGTACTAACTCTTAATGCACTACTTGGATTAGGAAATACTCCATTACCTATGAAATTAGCAAAATATGCAGCCCAGTCTGTAGCTTTGTATTTTCTGTCTCCATTTAAGGATGTAAAGAAACTACTCTTTTCCATATTAATCACCTATCTTTCTTTTTATCTTATCTATTAAAGTTGGTATGTTATTCCCAACTCTTACGTCTATTTGTAATCCTTCTTTTGTGTAAGTCTCCACTATTTGAGTTATTCTTTCGTTGAGCATTATACCTAGCTCTCTATCCATAAGAGTTACTTTATCTCCTAAGTCATAATCTTCTCTATAAATTAGCCCTTCAGTTTGTATTATATCTCCTTCGTAAGTAAGAGTTTCTTCACAATCTGATAGCTTTTCTAAACCTCTTTGCTTAAGTAGTTCATTATACTCATTGATAGGTATACTGACTTCATTTTCTCCAGATACTCTTTTATCAGATATATCCCTAGCATCTACAAATAATTCTCTTCTATCTAACCCACTTACTTCTGAATTTAACATAAGAGTCTTTCTAGCTTTACCTTCTCCAGCACCAGCTACTAAGCATGTATTCTTTAACTCAGAATCACTATCTACAAATGTTTGACCTTCTATGTTCTCGAAGTCAACTGAGAATATAGCTGGTGCATTAGTCTCCTGTAGTGCTGTTCTATCCTTACCTTTATAAAACTCTATTCCTATTTTAAAGTCGCTCTCATCAAAATATGACCTTATACCTAACTCTGATTCTTTTATAACCTCTATGACTTCTTTGTTTAAATTCTTATAATGGCTTACTCTGCTTATTTCTTTTCCTAGATCTTTGTATATGCCTAACTTAAGAAAAGGAATAACCCTTTTTAAATCTTCACAGTTTATACAATTCTTATCTATTAAAGCTCTAGCCACTGTTTCAGAGTTTCCTTTCTCTTCTTGTTGAAATAAAGTTATTCTTCTGTCTAACCATCCATCATGAGATAGTCCTCTTATAGTCAAGAAGTTAATTCCATCATCATCTTTTGATATACTTCTGTGGTCTATATAAATAGATTCTTTCATATCTGGAGCCTTAACTAGTGTGTATCCATTCTGAAACAATTCCATATTGTCAAAGTTCGGAGGAACTTTTATTGTAATCTTATCAGGATCATAATAGTTTCTCTCCCACATGAATGAATCAAACTCATCTATATTTCCTATTAACTTCATATTTTTATCAAATACATACAAATTCATATTTATACCCCCAAGAAATATTCAGTATGGTATATAAAGACTTCTAGCTGTTCTAAAAGTTCCTCTGCATCATACCTTATAATATTGTCGCCTTCTTCAAGCCACATGAATGTACTTCTAAAATCTAGTAAGTTAAATATATTTTTAGTTACTCCATTTAACTTACTAGTTACTCTCTTCTTACCTCTATGAGTAGTTACAGTTATTTCTTCTCCAGGATCCATAGTCTTATTTATCTTTATATATTCTTTAGTATATACATTATATATAGAGGGATTCTTTACCCTGGACCTAGCCCTGAATACCACTCTTATAGGTGTTGGAGATTCTCCCTGATTCTTTATATCAGCTACTATAGAATTGTTTCTAATAGATAACTCTTTACCTTCTTCTTCAATCTCTAAATCAAAGAAGAAATTGCCTATATCATTACCAAAGTCGGTTCTTATTTCATTCTCGGCTTCAAAGTATGGATAAGGCATCAAAAGTTGAATTTGAAACTCAACTAATTGATTTAGTGTAGAATAATCATCTTTAAACTCAGGAGCTTGGATAACTCTAAGGTTACTAGCTTTCCTTTGGCAAGTTTCTTTGTATATTATCATAGTACCTGATAACTTAGGATTAAAAGCTTTATATAAGTCTCTTTTCAGTTTCTCTCTTTGAACTTCTGTATCAACAAATATATAGCAATTTAAAGTTAATACTCTTTCTTTTAATATCACAGAATGTACTGTACTTCCATCCTGGTATAAAGTTTGAGTAGTAATTGGATCAGCATCCATACCATGAAATCCTTTAGGTTCATATAAAAAGAGAGGGCCATTATGATCTAATGTAATAGATTGCCCTCTCTCATTTACATATTTTATTTTATCTATCATAGTGATCCTCCTTTCTATCTTAATAGATACCCTAATTTTCTTAATTGCACTTCTTCTTGTCTCTTTAACTCTCTTATAGAAGCCTGTTTAGGACTATTATAAGTATTGTATATAGTAACATTTGGTTTATTATCATTTCTACTGTTGGAAGATTCACTAGAACCTGTATTCCTATTCGACTCTATTCCTCTAGAGTACCCTAGACTCATAGCTGATGCACTTAATGCCCTTTCATTTGAATTCATTAGATCTCTAGTTGATATATTAGAATTTCCACTCTTAAAATCATTTATTTCTTTTACAGCTCCCCTTACAGAAGTAACAACTTTAGAAGTTATTCTCTCCACAGTATTATATAAACTTCCTTCCATTGATTCTAAACCTTTTATAAATTCTATTATAGACAATTTACCAGATTGAAGGAAATCTTGAGGTACAGCACCGAACTTTTTATTAATAGTATCTATTTGCTTTTGCACTTCATCAGCCATGTCTTTACCAAGCTTTTCATACTCAGCTAAATATTTATCTTTAAGTCCTGCTATTTCATTCTCAATCCTGTTCTTTTCATCCTCAGTGTCTTGTTTAGCTCTTTCTTCAGCCATTCGCTTCTTCTCTTCAAATAGCTGTTCATATCTTTCAAGTTCTTTTTGTGATAATCTATTTAATGCTGCTATCTCTTGATGTGCTTGTGGTCCTTTCTTAAGTAATTCATCATATAGACCTTTTCCTACTTTACCTGCTAAGTCATTCATATCTTCATCCCAAGTTTTAAATATTTCTACTTGTTGTTGAAGATTATCTACTAACTGACTTCCAGATACATCATCCTTCATTTTTACTTCTGCAAATATATCAGACCATCCCATAAGAGAATTAACTCTTGATTCATATATCTTTTGATATTCATCATTTAGTTTCTTTTCTTCATTTATGTACTTTTCGTTTAAGTCTTGAACCTTCTGATGATACTTTTCTTGTATATCTAAAAGATTTTCTTTGAACAATCTCTCAGCTTCAGCTCTATCCTCTTCTAACTTTTCCTTATCTGAGTTAAGTTTTTCTAGAGATTCTTTTTCTTTCTCAGCATAATCTTCATTTATCTTAGCTTTCTTTTCCCAGTAATCTTGATTAGCTTTAGACATAGTCTCATTATGCTTCTCAGTAGCTTTTCTTTCAGCTTCTCTATACTCCTGGTCAGCTTTTTTAATAGCTTCATTACGTTTCTTTCTGTCTTTAGCATACTTACTATTAGCTTCTGATATTTTCTGAGCCTTCTTTCTTTCTGCTTCATCTAAAGCTTTTGCTTGTACACTTTGAGCTTCTGCACTTTTCTTGGCCCAGTCCTTATCTAACTCTTCTAACTTTTTATTTCTATCCTTGCCATACTTAACTAATCTATCTTCATGGTCTTTCTGTAGCTTTTCTATTCCTCCAAGGCCAGACTCCCATCTTTCTTCATTCTTATTCCACATACCGTCTACTTGGCCTATCATTACTGATAACCCTTCTATAAAGGCATTAGCAGCATTCTCACCGGACATCTTATAAGAACTCGTTATATCTAGAGAACTAGCTGCATTAGCAAGAGTATTTTTAACAGCTGATATTATACTACTTGCCCCCGAAGACACAGCTGCAAATGATCTAGTACTAAGAGAACGGGTATTTACTGATACATTAGGCTGAATGCTTAAAGCTACTGCTGACCTTACATTAAATGATTTCGGCTTAGGTATATTAGCTACTGCTGAACTCATAGCCGATTTTTTACTATTAAAACCATCTATCCATGCTTGTCCTGCTGATTGTCCCGCTGACCTAAATGATGACGTATGAGCTGATGCATTACTAGCAGCTGACGCTATATTAGAGCTTACTATTCCTGGTATTTTCTTAAATGAGTTATTTATTCCATTGTATGCATCTGACCCTGCTTGTTTAGCTACTTGTGCTAACTTAGTGAAAGACTGTTTAGCTCCATTGTACATATTGGTAGATTCCTGTTGTACGGATCTAGTTCCCTTTTTAAAATCCGCATCTATATCAGATGCTACTTTAGAAGTGTCTTTCTTCACGCCTTGAGACATTTTAGATGTAGCTGATGTAACAGCTTTGCTTCCAGCATCCATATTTGACTTAGCACTACTTCCAGCTTTCTTAGTATCCGAATCTGTATTCTTAGCTAGATTGCCTGTGTTAGCTTTAGCTTTGTCAGTACCGCTCTTTGTATTTTTATCTACATCGTTTGCATACTGTTTGGTATTAGCATCACCCTTTTTCTGTGCATCCTTAGTGTTCTTGTCTAAATCAGTTGCTAAGTCTTTGGTATTCTTACTACCTTTTTCCTTTGCCTGCTTAGTGTTATTATCCACACTAAGAGCTAGTTGTTTGGTATTATTATCAGCATCTTGTGCCATTTGTTTAGTATACTCAGATGATTCAGTTCTTAATTGTGATATTAATTGACTAGCATCTAGTCCCATACCATTAATGTTGTTAGTAACTGTATCTTTCATTTGTTGAGTCGTCATACCTGAATCTAGGTTTATTCCTTGGAATACTTGTTTCCATGAATCACCCATAGAAGAAAGTTGAGTTACTGTCTCTTGGTTCATAGTAGCTAACTGAGATACCACATTGTTTATCGCTTCAGGCATACCTTGAGTAGCTGCTGTTTTAAACTCATTAAACATATCAGTAGCTGATTGCTTGAATGCTTCGCTCTCTATTAACATGTTTTCATTTATTGTTTTCATAGCGCTATCAATATCAGTTTTGATAGTATCCATATTAAACTTTCCACTAGTAGCCATACTTTCTAAGTTCGCAGTAAACTTAGCAGTAGCTTCCTCTGGATTCATCTTCTCGTATATACCCTCAAACAGTACAGCCATAGTATCAGATGTACCTCTTAATATAGTAAGAGATTTATCATCTAAATTACCTAACTCATCTGTAAAATTCTGAGCTATTTTTCCTGCATTATCTTTAGTAAGGTTAGGTAACTCTTTCATAGCTAAGTCAAAAGTATCTACTACATTTCCTAATTTATCTGCTGAAGTAGATTTTAATAATTCTAAAGCACTATTAGTTTCTGCTGCTATATTACTTAAAGCTTCAGCAGTATTGTTTTCTATCTTAGCCCAACCTTCTCTCCAGATGTCATCTACTTTACTCCAATGTCCTGTCAGTATCGCCCCTATCATTTTAGCAGCCGTAGTTATTAAGATAATCATATTGCCGAAAGTTAATTGAACCACACCAGCTATAAACTCACATACTGTTCCTATAAATATTCCTAAGGCTCCAAATTTATCCTGTAAAAATTCTAAGGCTGAAGTAGATGTACCAACATAAGTTACTAGTCCTACTAATGCTGCTACTAACCCTGCTACTGCTAATGGAACTCCTAACACTGCTACATTCATAGATGCTGCTGCTCCAGTAACTAACTCAAAACCTAATGCCATATTAGGCAACATAGTTAATAGTGTTCCTCCTATCAATAATAGAGGCCCTATCACAGCTACTAGCCCTCCTATAGCTACCATAAACGTTTGAGTTCCTGAATCTAATTCATTAAAACAAGTTAATACATCAGTAGCACCATCTACTATACCTCTGAAAGCTGGAATTAATATATCTCCGATTACTATTCCTGCTCCTTCAAGAGCTGATTTAAAGTTATCTATAGAACCTTTTAAATTGTCCTGCATAACATCAGCCATAGACTTAGCTGCTCCATCTGAATTAGCTATTGCACCTGTTAACTTATTAAAATCACTTTCACTTGCATTCACTATAGCAGCCCATCCAGACATGGCTTCTTTACCAAATATAGTTGATAAAGCCTGCGCTTTAGTTGTTTCATTTAAGTCTCCTAGATTAGTTCTAAGATTTTCCATAGTACCCATAAAGTCTACAGAACCATCTGCATTTTTAACAAGCTCTATATTATATTTTTCCATAGCTGCTTGCATCTGGTCTGTTGGTTTTACTAAATTAGTAAGCCCTGCCCTTAAAGCAGTACCTGCTTGTGAACCTTTTATACCAGCATTACCCATAAGACCTATAGCTAATGATAAATCTTGCATATTTATGCCTAGTGTTCCAGCAACTGGACCAACATATTTAAGCGTTTCTCCCATTAGTTCTATACTTGTATTTGAATTAGAACATGTAGCAGCCATGACATCAACAAACATTCCTGTATCTTTAGCAGTAAGACCTAACCCCGTAAGTCCATCTGTAACTATATCAGACGTTAATGCTAAATCTGTTCCTCCTGCTGCTGCAAGATCTAGAACTCCTGGTAGTCCTGCCATCATATCTTCAGTTTTCCAACCAGCCATCTAACTTCATTGTCTAGGCTCTTTATCCTAGAACTAAGGTTTCCCTTAGAGTTGGACTATCTCTTTACCCTCGGCTTTACGTTAGGGCAGTGGATTTCGTGGGAGTTTCTTCTGTTCTAGATTACTTCTCCTAGTCTCTAAACCTTTTATATATCCCTATATAATTTGGTAATTGATTGGCGTATCTATTTATATAGACTTAGCTTTCCAATTTTAACCCACTAGTTTATGCTATAGATTTCTCTATAGCCGAGCATTTTAGTTTACCCATATAAGAAAGAGCATCAGCAGCTTCAGAAGCACTAAACTTAGTTGTTGCTCCTAAATTCTTAGCCATCCCCTCTAACTTTTGCATATCCGAACCGGTAGCACCACTTATAGCTTGAACTTTAGACATTCCTGCTTCAAAATCTGCTGCTGTTTTTATTGATAATGCTCCTACACCTACTAATGGTACAGTCATAAACTTTGTCATGTTGGCTCCTACACCTTTCATAACTCCACCTAATGCTTGCATTTTCTGACCACTAGTAGCAGTATCACTATTGAATATTCCTAATTGTTGTGTAGCTGATTTTATTCCACTTTCAAAACCTTTTATATCTAAGTCTAAATAACCTACAGCAGTTCCCACATCTAAACTCATAATAACACCTCCTTACCTCTTTAATATCTCGCTTTGGAATGTTTTTCTATTTCCTGTAGATTTATCTACTTTATCTTCTTCAAACATCACAGATGAAGGATCATCCCTTAGAGCTTGAATTATTTGGATACATACTTCATCAAAACAGAAGGCAACATAGGTATTACTTATTCCCATTATTTCGCTTGGCCTTTTGTGGAACTCCTTCGCTTGGGCTATTATTCTTAAGACCTTCTCTGAACTTACGAAATCGATTTAATGTACTTACGTCTCCTATTGCATATTCAGCTATCATTCTTTTCTGAATACTCGTTAATGGTAGTCCAGCTTCTTCAAAGTCTTTAAATGTAGGTTGGATAAGAGCTTGTTTATAAACTATTTCAGTAAATTCTCTTAATTGTTGTTCCCACACAGCTAACTCTTTTTCAGAAGGAGCTGGTCCTTTTTGCTGTCTTACAAATATAGCATTAACAGACATTAATAAAGAGTTAGGTAATATCTTGCATTCTGATAAATCCATTAAAGATACCTTCTTTACTTCTACTAGTATTGCACTTTCGTCATTAAACCCAGGTATTTCTATAACTTCATAAACCTCTTGTTTTAATTTCTTTAATTCCTGTAAACTAATTGCTTTCATAATTAAACCTCCTAAATTAAAAGACCTTCCGAAGAAGGTCTTATGTGTTAGTATTTTTTTATATTGTTATATTAAAGATGGTAATTCATCTACTACTTCCATTTTGTAAGGAGCTTGTCCCTTAGCTGGTCTACACTTCACTGTATATTCATTAGAGTAGTATTCTCCATCTTTTAATGATATAGGTACAGAACTTCCTTTTCCGTTTGACCAAGTTATTTTTAAATATCTTCCTGTCTTTCCATCTGTACTAACTTCTGCAGTATAAGTTATAACATCAAGAGCGACTTTATTTCTTGTAGTACCTATAGCTGGTGGTTCATATGATTTAAATGCTCCACCTTCGGTTTCATATGTTAAAGTCCCTCCCTGCATTACATGTAATAACTCTGGACACATAACATTGTCTTTAAATTTTAAATCATATCCTAATACCAAGTCTTCAGCAGGTACATTAGCCACTATTTTATTCTTTATTTGAAGAGGTCTATCTTTGCCTTCTTCTACTATTTCTTCTGTGGTTACTTCATCAGATGTATCAAATGTAAAGGTCCTAGGCTGAGATTCTTTAGTAACTACCTGAACCATCTCAACATCAGTTAATGGTAATTGGTTTTTTACTGCATTTGCCATTTTAAATTCCTTCTTTCTTTTTTATTTTTTTATATGAAAATGATGTCGTATAAGCTTCTTTTTCATCATCAATAACTATTGGAGTTGGATCATACGCTCTTTTTAACTTATTAATTTCTGCCATACTTCCTTTTACACTTTTTAAATATGGATTCAACTTGCTATATGAGCCTTTAGGATAGTAAATAATTATATCTATTAACTCATTATTGAATGACGTTCCTACAATATCCATTTCCGTATTTTCTTTTATAACTAAATAAGGACTTGAGCATATTCCTTCATGTTGACCAATCGAATATACATCAAATCCTTTTTCTTTTAAGTGTTTATATAATTCTATGAACATTTAATCACCTTATCTAAATATTTTATCTAGTCCTCTTATAGCTTGCGGACTCATTAAATCTATAGTTGGTTTAATTATTGCATATTTTTTTTCATTACATAACTCTAACCATATACCATAACTTGTACCGTGACTTAGTTCTATTCTAGCAACTGAACCTATCCATTTCCAGGTTCCAGTAATTGTTTGATGTGCTTGACCACTTCTAGGTGTCCACTTGTAATTAGTTTTCGCATGAGCTTCCATTTTTTTAGCCGTAGAATCAGCATGTAAACCAAGAGCTGCTCTAGTCTTAATTTCCTTTTCTGCTAGACCTTTCATAAGTTTACTTCCATCAAATTTAAAACTCATATCAGCATTCCTCCAGCAGCATATCAAAGTAAATATTCAATCTATTTTGATTTCCTAAATCTTTAATTCTATGTTTTTTATTATCAAGTAAGAAATAATCATTTTCTTTTATCTTAATAGTTTCATCATCATAGATAACCATCAAGAACCTTTGCTTATTTCTTTTAATCTCTCCTTTGTCCTTAGTAATAGCACTTATCATGTTGTTCCCTTCATGATAAAAACCTTTAACAGAGCATATAAGTTCCTCACCTGCAGGTTCTCCAAACTCATTTCTAGAATTTCTATAAATATCTACATGAGTTGGAAACTTATCTATTACTTTCTTAACCTTAGGTTTTATTTTATTAGCTATCATAATACAAGGCTCCTTTTCTTAGGCTTATACTGTTTAGCTAATCTAAGCCAGTACTTACTATTATTAGCTAACTGTAAACCACCTGGTAAGCTTATTGAATCATCTTCCGCTTTCAATAGTAGGCATTCATAAGTGGTTAAATCTAAATCATTATTATTTTGTTTTAAATAGTAATCTAACTCTTCCTCAGTAAAAAAGGGAGAACTATCCTCCCTTAATCTGATTTTAAGCTCTTGAATTTCTTCCATTTTAATCACCTATAATCCATCATTTTAAAGCTTCTACTAACTCAGCTTTTTTCATAGAAGAATATCCTTCTATATTTTTTTCTTTGGCTATGGCTTTAAGCTCATCTACTGTAAGATTTGATAATTCAGTATCTTTATTTTCCATTTTTTCATCATTATGCTCCCCTAATTCTTCGCTTAGGGTCTTAACTGGGATTATTTACATTAGCTATAACTATTTCATCTGCTCTTTCAAATGAAGGTAGTGCTATCATAGATGCTTTAGTTTTAACATTAACTGGATCAGTTTCTTTAGTAGTAGTTATAGCTATACCTAAGTTAACTATATTAACCTCTGCATCAGTTGCACCTGACATTAAATCACTTTCCTCTGGAGTAGTTCCAAACCACGTTTTACCTAATCCACCGTCTGGAAGTAATGTAAATACATCGTCCTTAAAATAATTAGTTACAACACCAGCTTCTGTTTTATATTTTTTAGAATTTACAACAACTCTTAAATTTAATTTATCTAATAAATAATTTTCTAACATTTGGTTAGTTATAGTTATATTACCTTGAGATAACGCCTTTAACTCTCCTTGTATATTTTGATTATTTAGTAAATACCCCCAAGTCTTTCTAGTACATATTGCTCTGGTTGGTCTTGATCCAGTTCTATCTTCTGCATCGTCCATCCATTTTAATATATCTTCAACTGGGTTTGACGTTGGAGACGTCCAATCTGTAGATACTTTTTGAGTTTCTGATAAGTTATAATCATAGTCCATAGGTTTAGCTACGCCATCTATTCCTTTAGCCATTATAGCTATTTTTCCTTCTGATAATAACTGCATTCTCATTCTTTCTAACTGAACTAATGCTCCCTCTAATAAAGTAGTAACATCGTCAAATATATTTCTAGTTATTAAATCTACGTATGGCTGATTAGCTGGATTTCCTAATAACTTATTCAACTCCTGTCTATCGCTCTCTTTAACTAGCATAGCTTCCTTAAAGAAAGGCATTTCAGTTTGTACATCAGAGAATCCTATTCTGTCTCTTAATTCTGCCTTAGTGTCAAATCCAGAAGACTTTAATGCTACTGGCATACCTTTAGAACCTTTTATCCATTTTAAGTCTAATCCTAACTTTTTATCAAATGGGAATAATGTTTCTCCTAAATAAGGTGCTCTGTCCTTTTGCATTGCATTGTAATAAACACCTATTTCTTTTGCTTTTACTATATCGTATATTGTTGGCATATTGTAAATCCTCCTAAGTTATATAAATTTTATCATTGGTAAAGCTGTTATTGCTGCTGAATCTGGCTGAACTGGTAATTTAGACTTGTCTATAAATCCATGTATAACTAATGATCCTACTTCATCACCATTTGTAACATCCACATCATAAAGTACTACACCTTTAGCTGTAGCATTATTTGCAGGTAATATAGTTCCTGCTTTAACTATTTTCTTTCCATCCACTGTAGTTGAGTTAGCTTGTGTTAACACTATCGCTTCTGATACATAATGATCATACTTTAATATTTCTTTTCTGTTTGAGTATTCAGTAACTCTTATTTTTGCCATTATTTAGCACCTCCAAAATAATCATAATTATTTGTATTTGATTCTATTGCTTGCTTAGCTAATCTTTCACCTAAGCTTTGTGTTTCTCCACCTCCACTAGGATTACGATTGAAGTTTCCTAATCCTCCTGTATTACTTGGTGTAGCATCTTCAAACCATTCTGAATAAGTTTCAGATAAAGTTTTTACTTGCTCATCTAAACCTTCAACTGTTCCATCTTCTTTAATAGTTAGCTTTTCTCTATCAAATTGACCTTCAAGAAGTGTTTTGTATTTATCATCAACTTTAGATAGCCTAGAATTGATTGCATTATCTAAAGTTAACTTTTTAATCTTAGATGCACTATCATTCTTTAAAGTTTCTATAGTTGCTTCGTGATCCTTGATAGTTTGTTGCAAATCTTCATTATCTTTATTATTTTTCTTTAAATCTTTTATAGTTGTATTTGCAGTATTTAACTGTTCATCCAAGTCTTCTTTTTCAGTTTTTAATTTGGAGTATTCTTCATCTGCATTTTCTAATGAAGTTTCATAAATTTTATTTTCCTTCATAGAAGCTTGAATTTTACTTATTTGCTCATCAGTAAAACCTTGAGCTTTTAGTATCTCTATTAATTTCACAATATCATCCTCCATGTTTTATAAGCTTATATTTTGCAATAAAAAAAGCCCTAGCATAACTAAGACTTATTCAAAAAATATTAAATTTTATAAGATATAATCTATTAATGGCACATCTACTTTACTATCCCATTTCAAAGGATGAATATTTCCCTTGCCTTCATCCATACATTTTATATTTTTATGTTTATATAGTTTTAATATATTTTTAACTTCTTGAATTTTTTCTTTTATGTATTTAGGCTGATCTTTATGTTCTTTACCATATCCCCACGCCACTACAATTAAATCTGACTCTTCCATAGCTTTATTTAAATAAAAATTAGTTTGACTTTCATATTTTAAACTTCTATTTTTTAACTTTTTAAAATCTTTATCTCTAAATGCAAATAAATTTATTATATTAATTTTATTGTATCCTAAATTAACGAAGTAATTGTTTACATTCATTGATGTTCGATCTTCATAAAGATAACTAGCATCACTTGGATTACACATTAAAACACTAACTACTTTATCTCCCTTATCCCAATAGCGAGATAATAAATATCTATACTCTTGACCTCCATCACTAGCATAATACTCTTTTATATGAATTTCTTTTTCCCTACAACTTACATTAATCATTGCCATACCTCTTTTTACTTTTAATTATAGCATATGATTAAATAAAGTCTTCTCCATATTCACTAAACCAATTATCTAACTTGCTATTTGATTCTCCATCTCTCCAAGCTCTAAGCTCCATTCCTATTTCATCAAAGCTCATAGGTATTTCTGCAATAGTTGTACAAAGTCCGTTTGGATGATCTAATGGTACTTCATTTACTTTAAATAGTTGTCCGTCTCTATCACTACATACAGGACATGTTCTTCCATGAATACCAGCACTCACCCATCTTATACCTGTAACATAAGGATTCTTTTCACAACTTCTCTTTTGAGCTTGTTGAAAAGCATGGTTAACAGCAGTTCTGGCTAACCTTTGAGCATTATAATCTACTTTTTCACTAGCATTAGGATATACATTAGACCATTCCCAAGGTTTACTAGCTTTTGGGTTAACGTATATTTCTAAATCTTTAGCTATTTCATAAACAGTTTTCTTATTTGCAATACCTTCTGTAACTATATAATCAATATCTTTATCAAACTTCTTAGTGTATTGCCATATCCTTTCAGATAAACCTTTACAGTCTTTGTAAGCAGTTCCATGTAGTATTTCATGCATAGCAGCTTTGGGTATTTTAGAAAACATACTAGAAAAAGTATCTTTCATATTCAAGCTATACTGCTCATTTATTTGCATAAAAAAATCTAGCTGTACATTGTTAGCTAGGTTCGTTGATTTTTCTGTATTCTTTTTTATAACCTTTTCAACTTTAGTATGAATGAGCTTAATCTCTTTAGCTAATTCCTTTTGAAGTTCCTCTAAATATCTTTTAGTTAAACTATCTGGATTAACCTTGTTAAGCTTCTTAGATAAATTCTTATACATATCATTGTATATTTGTTTTATCTGCCGTTCCTGCTTCTTAGCTAGATTAAGTTTCTTGTCTTGAGCTTCTTGACATAGCTTAAGATAGTCTTTACTAGCCATTATCTAATAATTTCCCAATCCTCTGCAAATATATCTCCTACGCTCGGTACCCACATTGCATGAGTTCCGTCAGCATTTTTTATTTGTAAATATGGTGAAACTTTGAATAAATCTCCTTCTTTTAAATTCCAGGCTTCGGCAGTTTGTTTATTGCAAGGTATTCCATCTGGATATCCTTTTTGTCTAACTACAAACATCCCTCTACCATTCCAACCTAATCTAAATGCTTTTTCTCCATCTTTCAATAAAGGCAATACTTTTTCAAAAGTCATTATTCATCATCCTCCAAGTAAATTTTAATAAATACTATACATCTAACGCTTGAACCTTACTTACTGTAAGCATCATCTTGCCTATAAGCATAGTTAACTTATCTTGATTTTCTTTTGTATCTTCTGATTCTTCTAAATCAGCCATTTGTTCATATATACAAGCCATTTCCATAAATAAACTTGAAGCTTCTCTTAGTATCTTTGTATCTTTACTCACCATCATCATCCTCCAAATTAGTTTCGAATTGACTAAAACTATCTTCTAATAATTGTTTCTCTAATTGTATTTGCTTAAGTTCTTCATCAGCAATATCAGCATGAACATTATGCCATTTTTCTATATATCTTTTTCTACTCATGACTTGAGTAGTTACTTGTTTCATATCATTGTCTTTTTCTTCATACTCATCACTTGGCAATGGATATTGATTTTGCACTGTTATTTCCATATCTTCGATATCTACATTAGGTAATTTACCTATTCCATATATCCTAGACATTTCTATAATAGCTTCTACCATCCATTCAAGCATTGGTATCCATGAAGTCATCTTTTCCTCTATGCATGATGTAAACTGCTGATATATAGCTTTTATAGCTTTAGAACTTGTAAGAGCCTTCATATCTTCAACACTTAGTTTTGGAACTGATAAACTATCATGCATATCTCTTATAATTCTATTTAATGCATTCTCTATTCTTTGGTCATATCCAAAATCAGAACCTATAGCATTTACTTCTGCTTTATCGCTCTCGCTTGCCTGCCTATCTTTTTCTAGATTCCAAACAGCTCCAGCTTTATAACTTATCTTCGGCTTGCCATCCTCTTCCATTATAGAATCATCATCAACATTAATCATGTATATAATCCTATTCATGCCTTTTATTATTGTGTCTATATCTTCACTTGTAAGTTGATTATAAGCCTTTTGATTCTCTACTAATGGTTTTACATCTGATTTACCTTTTGTATCACCTGTAAGAGAATCATTCATTATTACATAGCACGGTATAAAAGTTAATTTAGTATTTTCATTATCTTTTAAAAGCTTTATTATTTTTCCACTACCATCATATATAGCTTCGTGTACATAACAATATCCTTTGTCTATATAGTATTTTTGTTTCCAAAACCGCTGACCTTCTCTAGATATGTTATCTTCCAGTTGATAACAAAATATTATTTGCTCTAGCTCTTTTACATTATCTAGTTTTGGAACAAACACAAACTCCAATGAAGGAATAAAAGCTATTTCTATTTTCTTAGTTTCTTTATTAGCAACTAACTTTAAAGCTATTCTTTTGCCTATTAGAAAGTCCTTAGTGGCTTTTATAATATCATTGTTAAATAAATTCTTTTTTAATGTCCGTCTTAAATATTTATTAAGATTTTTTTCTGCTTCTTCATTACCTTCAACATTAATATTAAAATATGGTGGTTTAGAAAACATAAATCTAGCTTCTTCATCTATTAATTTTTTTATATAGTTAGTTTTCTTTTCTGTAGCTACATAATCAGTAGTTGTTTTAATCCAATCCAGTTCTTCACCTTCATACTGTTTATAGTAGTTTATTATCTCATTCATTTCCTCTAATCTATCTTTAGGAAATAAACCCTGTAGCTCCATGTTTATAATATTATTTACAGCCATTGTATTCATGCTAACACCTCCTATCTCTTTAATATTTTTTTACTCTTACCTTTATTTCCTATAATAGTCATACAGTAATATCTTATCTGGTCCATACTGTGGTCATGCTCTTTTATAACTTTGTCCTCACCTTTTTTACAAGCTTCATTATCCCAAACATAAGAACTAAACTCTTTAAAAGTATCTAAGCAACTTTCATCAAATAATATTTTGCATTGAGTTAATAAACTTGCTACAAGTCTTATTCCATCAAGTACACTATTTTTAGCAGGCAATACTTTGAATTTATCTTTTATTAATTGAGCTTTAAAAGAAGCTGCTGAAGGATCTAGAACTACATATTTAATTTTATAACCTTTTGTGAACTCTTTTAGGTCATTAGAAAACTCTACATCTGTCTTTTGTACTCCTGTATCTCTACCACTGTAATAATATTCTTTAATCATTACATGCTTATTATCTATCGTCTTACCCCACAATCCAAACGATGTAGGGTTTTGGGTACCATAGTCACAAGATACATAATACTCTTTGTATTGATAGTCAGAAGCTTTAACTACATGCTTTTCTTTATCAAACATAGAATATATAATACCTTCTGCAACTACCCACAATCCTAATATATACCTTTGATAGAATATACCAGAATACATACTTGCATATCTTTTCTTTATCTTTTCAGCTAATGACAAGTTATCATCCATAGTAAAGTGCAGATATAATATGTTCTTTTCTTCTTGTTTATCTATCCAGCTTTGCTTGAACCAGTGATAAGGACCATCTGGGTTACAGTTAAACCAAAACTTAGAACCATCAACAGAGCAACGACCTGTAGCCTGATTAACAAACGATTCTGGCATCAATGCAACTTCATCAAAGAAACAACCAGCTAATGTTATACCTTGTATTAAGTCCTGTGAGCTTTCGTCTTTTCCTCCGAAAATATAAAAATAGTTAGTAATATCTCCTTTACTAACTACAATAAGGTTATCTGACCTTTTATCTTCAACTTTATATTTCCTAGACTTAAGCATAAGTTTTAACCAAAATAAAACATTACGTCTAAATGATCCTATAGTCTTACCACACATACCAAAGCTTTGACCATTAAAATTACTCATGGCCCAAAATACATATGATAATGACATTGATATGGTTTTACCACTTCTTATAGCTCCATCTGCTATAATTCCATCTTTATCAGATGCAGGACTATTAGGCAACCACCATGTTAATACTTTTTTCTGCTTCTTAGAAAATGGACTAAATTTTATAGTAGCTTTCTTTACTGTGCTACCTCTACATGACTTCATTTTAGATACTTTTTCTTTAAGTTTATTTATCCTATCCTTAATCATCCCAAGCATCACCTACTTGAGTTTCTAAAGCTTCCATAAATCCATCATCTTCAACTTCTTCATCTTGTCCACCTTGCTTCATTATATCAAGTTCAAGCTTCATAACATCAAGTTCAAGTTTAGTCTTCTCATTTTCTAATTTTAATCTTGTATAAGTTGGCAATAAATCAACTCTATCTGATAACCACTGCAATGCTTTCATTTTATCTTGAAGCTTAATACTTGCTCCATCTTTACCTTGTTTAACTTCGCTTATAATGGTTCCGTCTACTTCTGTTGATTCTTTAAATTTAACTACATTTATAATCTTAGTTACTGTTTCACCTTCTACTTCAAGTGGTCCAAAAGGCCCCATAACCGGAACTTCTTCTTGACCAAAAGTTATGTAGTCTGTTATATCTGCAAAAGCTATGTCAATGTATCTTTGGAATATATCATCCTCTGATAACATAACTCTATTAAGTTTCTCTTGCTTTAACTTGTCTATCTCTTGCTTTACTACCACATTTGACAACATCTTATATCCATGTGAGTTAGCAGTTATATAATCACATCCATATGCTTTTTGATAAGCCTTTGTAGCATTAAAACATTTAATATAATAAATACAAAAAAGCCTTTGTTTATCAGTAAGCTCGGTATTTTCTAACACCTCTTTTACTTCACGTTCAATAGACTTTTTGATCTCTACTTTTTTATTATTTTTATTAGTAACGTTACTTTTAGTTATTGGTAACGCTCCTTTTAATTCATCATCCCATTTATCCTGTGATTTCCACTTTCTAACTTGAGAATCATTTATATTTAAGTCTTTAGCTATATCTATTAATTTAATATCCCCATTAAATTTTAAGTATATTTCCTTTGCCTTATCTCTGCTAGGACTTCTCGCTCTAGCCATATCACCACCTCACTTATTTGTTTTGAAAAGTAAAAAAGAATCCACTTAAGAATTCTTTTTTACTTTCTAATTTCATTAAAATATATAATAACTATCCGAGTTATTATATTCTTGTTCTCTTTTTTCTAATATTTGCTTAATTTCTATCTCTTTCATAGTGTAATCATCATATATTTTATTTGTTATACTTTCCTGTATATACTTTAAAGCTATTGAAATAATAATTATAATAATAATCATCAAAATATAAAATACTATATCTGAGATAGTTATAGCTCCAATAGTTATGCTTCCACTGCCACCATTAATATAAAATATAATTGCTGAAATTAAAAACATAATAGTAAATGGAATTGCAATGATATATAAAACTCGTATAAAATAATTTATATAAATGAATGCTATTCTTAATATCCCATTTATGCTATTTATAGCATTGCTTATATTATTTCTTTTCCTTGGAAAATTATTTATATAATCTACCATCAATACTTTATGTAATAATTCCTTTTCATTTTTATCTTCTAAATAAAATATATAGCTAGGTATAAAATAATCATTCATTGTATATCTTTTATTTATAAATTTTACAGCATTTAAATTTCTATGACTTTTGTACTCATTTACATATAAAGCTAATAATTTTTCGAAATACCTTTCTTTTAACTTATCTGTCTTATTTTTTTCTGGATTGAAAATAGTACCTATAAACACCATTATAGGTATTATTAATCCAATTATTTTAATATAATAATCCACATTCATTGCATATCATCCTCCCAAAATATAATATTATATTTTCAGAGTTTTGTCTTCTTTTTTATATTTTTAAGTTTAGATATACTTATAACTCGCCTTTTATTTTATATCACCACCTCATTTGTCGTTTAGAAAAATAAAAAAGAACCCTACAAGAGAGTTCTCTTAATTTTAATAAATAAATATATTTTCGATACCTTTATTATGTAACATTGCATTCGTTGGTAAATATTGAAAACAATTTTGGGCTATATTATCAATTTTATTTTCCTTTAATATAGAACTTATCTTATCCCATAGTTTATATAAAAATATAACATCATTTGCAGCGTATTCTATTTGAGCTTCTGATAAATCATTACTTTCCCAATTAGATACCTGTAAATCTTTGCTGATATTAATTCCTATATATTTTTCAACTAAATATTTAAGACTACTATTTTCATTTTTACCATTTAATAGTTTTGCACTTACCTTTGTACATCCAATATTTTTTATATCAATATTTTTAAAATTAGCTATTAAAAATCTTAAATCAAAATTAGCATGATGGAAAACTTTTCGTATTTTATTACTTTCTAATATCTCAACTAAATTTTTATATTCTAGCTTTTTATTATACCTTAAAATAAAAACGTTATTCCCGTCATATATTTGTATTAAACACAACTTATCTTTTAATGGATCCAACCCTGTGGTTTCAGTATCAATAGTTATGAATTTACAATTTTTAATTATATATTCTTTTTCGCTATCATCAATATCTTTATTATATAACCTTATACAACTTTTCAATGCAGCTACCTCCTTATAAATCATTAAAATTTACTTTTGTTGATTGTCTAACAAGTTCATCTATTTCTTTTAAATATATATTATAAAAACAATCATTTTTTTTAGTATATTTAAAAATCATAGCAGGTATTCTAGTTGTTCTTCCTTTAGTTGTTTTTGTATGTACAACTATTATTCTATCATCTATTCTATATAAGGCATTACTAGGATGACCTTTATGATAATAAAGCTCTATATCACCTTGAGTTGCTTTTTTATTTTTTATATTTTTTTTATCATAAATTTCTTTCCATCTAAGACTAACATTTTTTATTTCTTCCTTTAATCTGCCACTATCATAATCAAAATGTCCTTCTAAACCTTCGATAAACTTAGACTCTGGATCAACTAGTACTACTCTTACTTTACAATTTGATTTCATGACCCTATCTTGAATTTCATCAATATTGCTATTGGTCCAAGATCTCCCATATACATGAACAATATCTATATTTTTACTCGCGCTTCTGAAATAATATTTATAATTTATTTCTCCTATACTTGAAACTAGTTCTTCTAGCCCAGTTTTATTAACATCTTCTTTTATCTTTATCTTTTCAAGTATCATGTCAACTAAACTTTCTTTTAAAATATATTCGTTTATAATACCTATTATAACTGATATAAGAATTGCTAAAGCGATTTGACTAAATATTATTTTCCATATTTCCTTAAAGAAAGACTCACTAATATATAATAAACCAATGCCTAATAAAGATAATACTAACGACACTATTATATATTTAGATTTTAAAATTTTATTTTTCATATTTTACCTCCTTTATTAAGTATATAATTCTACTCAATTCGAGGTTTTCCTTCTTTTTTATCAATATTTTTTAAGTTTATGTTAACTTTATTAAAGTTAGGTTTTTCTTTCATTATGCTTTCACTTTCCCAAAGACCTTTAGGAACTTCAACTGTAGCTCTAACAACTTCATCTGCATCTTTCCAAACCTTAGCCATTGCCCTCACCCTTTTATTTAAGCATTAAAAAAGACCCATAAATGAAGTTATGAGCCTTTTTCAATATTCAAACAGAAACTTAAATAATAACCTTTGAAAACGTAGCTTTATTACGAAAGGCTACTCCTTTCAACCCAATAAGGTATTATTTTTTATTAGTGCAAGTTGCAGGAGTTGCACCTGCTATACTACCACTTGCATGTTGCCAGGTGGAGGGGATGTCCACCTGGTAAAATTCTATCAGGGGTTTTATTGGGAATATATTTGATGTTAAAATAAATTAATACTTTACCACAATACTATTATCTCACATTAAAACTTCTAATATCTGCAATAAAACTGCAATTACAATTTATATAATTATCATATCAAATAGTGTAGGATTTTCTTCTTCAAAGACTTTTACGCCATAAAGCTCTATAGCTATACTTCTTACAGCTTCATTTTTCTTATATATTAATTGTCTTTCTGAATAATTCATCTTATCAACTACTTCAATCCATTCTAGCCCTTCTTCCATTCTATATTGAAGTATTTCTCTATGCGTAGGTGATAAATTGTTTATAGCCCTTTGTATAGTTTCTTTGAGCTTTTTATTTCTATATAGTTCTATTCTTAATTCAGTTTCATCCTCTATTCTATCTAATGCTTTTCTTTCGGTCATTCTTCCTATATTATATGTAGGGCTTACTTGTATACTATCATAATTAATAGCTCCTACTGTTGTTATATTTTCTTCTAACCCCATATCCTTTATTTTTTTCTCTATGTTTTCTATAAATACATCTATATGTTTATACTCTTTTAATAACTCTTCTGTAAGCTCTATACAGCTCTTTTGTATTTCTTGTGTATTCTTATCCATAATATCGCCCCCTATAAAGTTATATTGATTCTATTGTCACTTCTACTCTAGGTGTCTCACTATAAAACTTTCTAGAAACTACTTCTACAACTTGCGCATCATCTTTGTATGCTATTCCATTTAAACTATCTGCAATAACCTTTATTATGTTATCTAAGTCTGGTTTCTTAGTTGGTCTATTTAAACCATCTAACTTAGCTCTAGCTTCTTTATATTCTTTAGTTTTAACATTACATTTTTCTAATGCTGATTTATCCTTTTTAGTAATCCCATAATAGCAATCAACTATCATTTTTACATTGCCTTGGAAATACTGTTTAACAGTAGTTCTGTATAATAACTTTACCCAGTTTTCATACATCATAGTTTGCTCTGCTGTGTATGCTCTACCTGTATTGGTATTAAATCTAGGTCTCTCTTTACCTTTAACTTCTCCATCTATTGTAAAACTTACTTTCATACTCATATTCAATCTCCTAAGGTTATCTTTTTATTAATTTATTTATCATATAGTTATCAATATAGATATAGAGCTATACTGATAATGATATTTACTTATTCAAATGTCTTTTTTTATTCGTATATAAAGTATGAATCTTTAATATGACCACACTTTTCACATCTTATATAAACTCTGTAACCATTTAGATTTGCATATTTTGAAATTTTTCCAAATTCAGCATATTCATGTTCACACTTTTTCTGATTTGTTTTATTTTTTATGTAATCTTTTATTCTCTTTATCATATATTCATCCACCTAAAATACAATTTTTGTTTCATAGATCATATTCCCCGAGTAGAGAATATGATCAAATTATTTATTCTGCATCAGGTCCTTCTCCATACCTTTCAGCATATAACTTACTATCTGGTATTAAAAACATACACCCATCACCACTTACGCTGCATGTATATCTTCCATCTTCCGCTTCAAACTCCGCACATTTACAAGACATAATCTTCACCACCTATTTATATTACAATCTATTATCATTTTTTAAGACACAAAAAGCATATTTTGAATTTGCTAACTTTTTATTATTAAGTCTTTCTCTCCAATTTTCATTAGTTGTTATAACTAAATAATCTTTTACTTTATTTTCATAATCATCAAATGTTTTAAGTGCATTTTCTTTATTTATTATTATTTCAAAGTCACTTCCATCATTTAATAATCTGTCTACTAACTTATGTAATAGTTCTCTTTGTTCTTTAAGTTTTAAATTTTCGTAGTTTTTATTATTAGGAAATTCTATTACATTACCTAATAACTTTAATTGCTCCGTTTTCATCTCCTAAAACTCCTCTTTTGACTTCTAATCTATAGTTCTAAGTAATTTAAAATCCATAACTAATAATTTACTTTTTATATCATTAGATATACCTGGTGTTACTGCATTACTTTTTCTTAAATATTTCTCTAGTTCTTCTAGCTCAGTAAAGTTATCTAATAATTTAGTTCTATCTACCTTGCATCTACCTCTTATATTAGGCATTTCATATATAACTAGATATTCATAAGTTTTACTTTGTTCTTTATGTTCTTGAATATCTTCCTCTATATATTTAGACCCTATTAATTCATCATCTATTTTAGGATTTAAAGTCTTGCATACTTCATATAACGCTGACTTATAATCACTCCTATCTGCAAAATAAATAGCATTATTGGCTACTGCAAAAGCTTGTTTTACATTGTCTAAATTTAATAATTCTATTTTCATAATCTCTCCTCCTAAAACCCATCTTTAGTTATCTAAATTTCTTCATCTATCTGAAAATCTCTTAAATCTGATTCAGTGACATTTCCTCGCCCTACTTCATCTGCGATATGCCATCCTTGAATATCTATATCTATTTCTTCTCCAGTTTTACTATTAAGAAGTTTGAACTCAAATTCAGAATCCATAACCATTTCTTCTGCTTCCTCAATAGAGTTCGCTTCTAATCCTGTAAAATTCATATTTATAACTATACTTAAATTTCCATAAAATTCTTTTTTCATAATACTCTCCTCTCAAAACCAATATTTTCTTTGCTACCTTGCAGTTGATACTATCATTTTTTTTATTAAATCTACCGTATTAGCTGTAGCCTTTTCTAATATTTTTGCATTTATCTCTATTGGTCTTAATTCTCCACTTCTTGCCATTCCAGCACATACACAATCTGTTATCATTTCTAGTACATCTATTAAATTTACATCTTCTGGACATCTTGATAATAAGTGATGTCTTTCATGCTTTATATGTAACTGATACCACTCGTCATTAACAAAATCAGTTCCTTTGTTCATAGTTGATAAGAAGTTTTTATAGAATAATCGTTCATCTGATTTTTTAGTGTAATCGTGTAATAATCCTGCTGTCATTATTCTCAATGCTAAATCATTCATTACACTCCTAACATCTTGCTTATGCATATCATTTGCCTCTTGGAATTGCTCAAAACTTATATTTTTTGGTGCTGTTCTTGTATCTCCGTTTGGATTTTTATATATTGTTATCATTATTTTCTCCTCCTAAAATCAATGTTTCACAATCTACTTTTTATATTTTCTAGCTATAATAGCTAGAGCATCCAGTGCCCCAACTATTACAGCCATAATCCAAATTAATATCCAAATGTCTCTCATTTTTATTCATTACCTAACTCTATAAATTCGTATTGCTCACCGCCGCCTAATCTCATTGCTATTTCACTTAAATATCCAGCTATATAATTTTTATTTATTTTTTCTGCATCTAATATTTCAGTTGCTAATTTTGCTAGTTGTCTTTTGCTCTCTTGATTGCACCATAGCTTTCTATTCATGTTGTTGTATATTTTACCTAGGGTAACGTTATCTCTTTTATATGATTGAACCTTAGCATTGGCTTGTACTAAATCTTGGTGTAGTTCATGATTTGCATCTTCTAATTGATTTCTTTCTTTCATAGTCTTTTCTAATCTATAAGTTAACCTATCCTTTTTATTTATAATTTCACCTGCATACTCTTTATGATCTGTTATTTGTTGCTCTAATTCTTCTGTTTTGTCTAATACTGCAGTAAGCTTTGTACTTAACTTACTATTTCTAATTTCTAAACTTTCTTTAATCTTATTAGATACAGCTAGTTCATCTTTAAGTCTTGCAATCTCTTTATTCTTATCATTTAATAAATTTACAGCATTATCTATTTCCTTTTCATATGTTCCTCTTAAAACTATTGGCATTTTCATCTTTAGTTCCCCCTGTATTATTTATATTTTAAAACTACAACTTCTTTAGTATGTCTATGTACATATGTGAATGTATGGTCCTTATCATTTTGTCTTTCAAGTAAATATTCCATTATGTCATACCCTGCAGCTCCTAATACTTGCATTTGACGTCTAGTAAGTTTCTTTAATTTTTTCATCCGTAAATCTCCCTCCTAATTTTGTATATAAGTCCTGTCTATATGTTCTTTTTCAAGTACATTGAATTGTGATCTATGTTTATTCCAAAGCTTTTCATGTTTCCTTACATGAGATTCAAACTTTGGTAACTCAAATATTGATTCTACTGTTTGTTTTGTACTTTCTTTTATAGCCTTATTAAAAGCTTTGTGATTTTGATATTTCCAAAACTTTTTATTTAAATTTTCATCTATGCATATATTAATTACATCACTATCTTTTGTGATTTGTTTAAATCCTTTGATTTCTTCCATTCCTCAAACTCCTCCCTTTGTTTTTCTACTACCAGGCAATCTAATATCTGACTTAATGCTACTGTAACCTCATTATGTCCGAACTCTTCGTATAATTGTCCAACTGCAAATCTTAGTTCTTCCATAATCTCACCTACTTAAACCTAATATAATTTTTTTCAATTTTAGAATTGTAAGCTTCTTGTAAATCATCAAAGTTGAATCCTAAGCTATAAATCAATTCTACAAATAAACCTAGTATAGTTTTAAAGGTAATTCTCCCAAACCTTTTACTCATTGTAAGTGTTGTAATCTGATATGCTAATCTATTGAAAGTAACTTCTACTGCTGTAACTTGTATATCCTCCGTATTTATTATCATGTCTACATTTAAGAAGTTAGCTAAATTTCCTAAGTGAGCTAAAAAGTCTGAACATTCTTCTAATACATGTTTTTCGTCTACCGCTTCATCATCCCACCACTTATGCACTTTCTTAGCATTAGCTATTTCACTTAACTCTGTTTGGAGAGCTAGTATAAGCCAATATGGAACATTAAAATTGCACTCTTGATAAAAGTATCCTTTTGTATCTTTTAAATGCTCTAAAAACTCTTTTTGTCTATTTTTTACGTACTGTAAATCTTTAATCATAATTCTTTTCCCCCAATTTATCTTTTTTCTTTTGGTTTTCTATTTCTTCCTCTGCAATAGTTATAGCTGTTAAAGGATCCACTTCCTTTTCTTTCATAATGTTCCATGCTTTTTCTATAACTACATGTCGTTCATGTATTGGTATTTCCATATCTCCCGCCTAATCTGCATATTCAATCCTATGATTGTTTGTTACACTCTTCCTACTTATGTGATAATGTAATGTTGCTTCTGCCCTTTCTAAATATTCCGCAGCATCTTTTATAGTTTTAAATTCTTTAATATCTCCATTTTCAATATTAGTAATTTTTATACGTCTCATACGGCTTGCTCGTAAATTTTTATATTTATCTATTCTACTTATCAAATAAGTACCTTTATATTTAAATCCCTTATTTGTATAGTAACTAATGCTACCTCTTTTAATCCCTATTAAGTCACAAACTGCTTTCCCGCCTTTTACTTCAACAACTTCACCAGTGGTTACATTTTCTATTTTGAATATAGCCTTTGTGGTAGTTGTTTCTTTTACTTCTCCTGATTCTGTAATTTGTTGTGATGAATCATACAGCTTATATGCACTGCAAGCTTGTGATATGCTTGGATATTTTATTTCACCGTCTATTACAACTCCACCTATACATTTAGCTAGTGCTATGTAATTTTTCATAATAGGATCATCCGTTAACATATTAGGACCTATTGATTTATTAAAATTTGTATCTTGTCTTTTTAATCCTTTCATTTTAAACGCCCCCATAATACAGTTTTTAATTTAGTTTTTCATATTAAAACTTAATTTTTTTACCTCTATGTTGCTCCTATTGAATATTTTCACTATTTAGGAGGCATTTTGAAAACTGTATCTTGTTTAATTCTATACTTCCTGTCTAAGTAGTCTTTATTTATTCCTGCTAATAAGCATTCATGTATTCTATTTATAAGTTGAATTGCTCTTTCTCTGCTCTCATATGCTCCTAATACTGTCATATGTCCATAAGCACTAAATCCTTTTATAACATTTTCATCAGCTATAACTTCTACATACTTTCCTATTACTTCTTGGCTTTGTGATCTTATGATAATCATTGTTCAATCTCCCCTTTTTCAATTTCTCTTTTGATTTTATTTGCAACCATCGTTATAAGTTCTCTATCAGCAGGAGCTGTATACTTTTTATACAACTCCTTTTGTTCTTGTAAGTACTCCTGTAATGTTTTATTCTCCATAATATTTCCACCACTTTATTTGTGACCGCTAACTAAATCATTGAATTCTTCTTCTGACATTTCGTCTAAGAAATTTTCATTAAAGTTATGAAATCTTGTTTTTTTGTATGAATTATTGGACATACTAGATTTATAATCATTTTTAATAGCATTTATTAACAGTCCTACTACATCCCTTGTGTTAGGATTGTTTTTTACATAATTTAGCTTTTCTTCTAAGTAGTTCATATCTTTGTTACTATCAATAAGTGTTTTTATAATTCTTCCTACTTCATTTTTTTCTAAAGGAAAATAATTAGTAATAAGTTTTGATGCTTCCACCACCATACTTTTTTCTTTTTCTATATGTGGTGGTTCTATATCTATCTCTAACTCTTTCTCTAGTTCTTTCTCTTTCTCTATCTCTATCGGACTTTGTCCAGACAGTAAGGGGACATTGTCCTTCTTTTGTCGTTGTAATCTTTTCTTCTCTGCCCACTTAGTTTCAGAGCCTACCATATTTTGTAGCTGCGAAATAAATATTTCTCCATTTTCTAATATCTGAACTAATCCTATTCTTGTAAATGTCTCCATAGCTACTTTTACCGTATCTATATCAGTGTTAGTTACTTTTGCAAGTGTTTTTGCATCATATGGTACTAACATACTTCCAACATTTCTTATGAGTAATCCATTAGTTTTCAAAGACTTTAAACACAATTTTAGATAAAACAAACAATAATCTTTTCCGTTTTCTTGTTCTTCTATCCATGCTATAGCATCCTCTTCAAAGAAATCTTCTTTTAGCTTTAGCCAATAATATTTCTTTGTATTTGTCATTTGTATCACCTGCTTTTATCTGTAGTATAAATATTTAATTTTTCTATAAATAAAGTTCTAAATTCGCTTTAGCTACATCTATTACTAATCCAGTTTTCTTAGCTATTTCACTTATAAATAAATTTTCATCACTATTTGAGCTACTTAAATGTAATAACATTAATGTTTTAATCTTACTTAGATCATTTGATTCTAAGAACTCAATTACATTTTCTAGTTCAAAATGACTTTTAACTATTCTATTTCTTAGAGATACTGGAATAACTCTGTTTTCTATATTTTCATCGAGTATGTCTTTACTGTAGTTACATTCAATAAGTATATGATTTAAATTATTAAAACTATATTCACAATAGTAGCTATCAGTTAGAAAGAGTAAGTTCCCTATTTTTTTATGATTAATTAGAAATCCTAAAGGCTCTTTTGCATCATGTTTAGCTTCAAAAGGCATTATTGTAAAATTACCAACTTTAAAAAACTTTTCACTTTCAATAACTGTAGTTCTGTGATTTTCTATTCCTATACTTTGGAATGTTCCTTTGCTAGAGTAGATATCTATACCATTTTCTATTAACTTTTCAACAGCTTTACAATGGTCTTTGTGTTCATGTGTTATTAAACAACCAACGACTCTTTTTAAATCAAAATTTAAACCTTCTAATATTTGTTTGTAGCTTATTCCACATTCTAATATCAATGTTTCTGTCTTAGATTGGAGCAAGTAGCAGTTCCCTTTACTGCCACTTGCTAATACCTTTAACTTCATTAAAATCCTGGTCCTTCAAATGTTTCTTGTTCTACTTCTTTAAAGTCAGCATTAACTATTTCTTCTTGTGGAATTTCTATAGTCTTTTTATTAGCATTTTGATTTATCTCTTCTCTAACTTGATTGTCAACATACTCGGGGTTGCTATCATTCATAACAGCTTGGTCATTAGTTATTGCACTTTGCATTTCTATAGATAAAATTCCATATTTACTTAATAATCTTTTCATAACAGTTTTTATTGCCATTCCATCAAAGTCTGTAGCCCATAAACTAGAATCTGCTACCCATTTTTTTGCGCTACTATAACTTTGAGAATATTTTTTAGCATGTTTCTTCATTTCTTCTCTAGACATATATATTGTCTTTTCGAACCCGTTCAATAGTTTAAAATAAGCTATATATCCTACAACTACATCTCTATTTATTAGAGCTTCATCTTCATTAAATTCAATCTCTCCAGTAAGTCTATTTACTCTTTTTATCTCACCTTCATAAATTTCTATAGCATTTATAGTTTTGTATTGTCCTGTACGCATCGCTAACTGTATATAGCCTTTATATCCCATTTGGAATTGTGCTTTTTTAACAAAACTATTACCTACTTTAGTGTTGTAAGGAACTATATATGCAAATCCTAAGTTCTGATCTATTGGTAAATCTAATGTTGCAGCTACAACAGCTGATGATATTATCGTATTTGGATCTGCATCTTTTAAAGATGGTAAATTTGATACGTTAACTATTGAGGATATAAATGCAGGAGCTTTTTTCCCCATTAATTCATTAAATCTCTTTTTATATCCATCTTGTTTTAACAAAGTATTAACTGTTAAAGGTTTACCCGCTTCTTGTGTTTGTATTTGATTTGACATACTATATCACTCCTTCTATTGAACAATTTTGTATTTTTAAAGGGTTATCTTTTGTAACTACTAAATTTATAATTTGGTTATCAATTTCTATAAGGTTATTTACGCTTTCTCTGTTATCTATAAATATTGGTGCTTGTACACTAAAATGTTTACTTAAAGTATCTATAATATCTAATCCTGCATTTATTTGACCTGCAGTATTTGCATTAGAGAATGGAACTCCATTTATTAAAGCTTCACAAGTTTCATCTATTCCGCCATTAACCTGCTCTTTAAATAGCTTAAATCTAACATTTTTAAATTTACTATTTATATTATTTTCAAGCATATTAACTCTTGTTTTTATAAATAACTCACATAGCATAACTATCTTTTCTTGTTTGGCTATCTCAATTCCAAGCTCTTTTTCTTCATCTAATAACTCTTGTTTTCTAACTTCTAAATCTTTGTTTAAACCTTCTTTAGCTAGAGTTTTATTTAACTCATTTATTTGATTTACTAACTCTCTTTTCTTATTTCTAAGTTCATCATTGTTAGATCCAGTAAAGTTTTCTACTTTTTCTTCTAAATCAGATATATTTTTATTAAGCATATCTATAGTTTCTCTATCTTCATTAGTATAAACAGCTTCAACTTTTACATCTTCTAATTCAGATTTTATACTTGAAACTATCATACTCTTATCTTGTATAACTAATAGTAACTCACTTGATTTATCGCTTAATTCTTCCAACTCAGTTGTTATTTTTTCAACTTCCTTCTTAGTTGCAAACCCTTTAGCTTGAATATCTTTTAAAATCTTTGATTTATTTAAGTTAAAGTTTTCTAGTAGCTCTTGTCTTTTAGCTTCTATATCATTAGTTTCAAAAGGTCTTTTACAAGTGGGACACTCAGTTTCTATAGAGCTTGTATCTAAAATTTCTTGTTGCTTATTTATATATTCATTTCTTAATCTATCCGTTTCCTTAGTAACTGCATCCTTCTGATATTCCTTAGATTTCTTTTCATTATCAACAGTTATTAACTTCATCCTAAAGTCATTAACTTCATTTTCAGCAGTTCTTAACTTGTCCATTAACTCTAACTTTTTAGCTGAACCTCTATTCATAGCTTGTTGATGCATATCTTGTATTTGCTTTTTCATAGAGAATACAGTTTCTTTATCTTTTAATATTTGTTCATTAACTTTACTGCTATCTAAAAGTTCATCTTCTACTTTTTCTAATGATTTATTAAGTAATTTTACTTCTTCTTTTATAGCTTTAAAGTCTATATCTACTATACTTCTATCACATTCATTTATTCTTATTGGTATATCTTTCTTCCTAGCTCCTAACTTGGTTATGCTTGCCTTTTTGCTTTTCATAATAGAGTCAACTTCTTGGCTTTCTAGTTCTACTCTTAACTGTTCTAAATCTTTATTGGTATCTATAACTTGCCCTACTGTTACATCACCTGCAACTTCTAATATTATTTTTCTAGCTTCTTTCCAGTTTAAAGAGTCAGAGAAAAAGTATGGGTTAGTTAATAACTTAAACTGATCTTCTTCTGCTATCTCTGATATTTTCTTTTTATACTCAGTCTTTTTAACTGGAACATCGTTTATTTCATATATAGTTTCATTTCCATTGAATGTTTTTTCTGCTTCTCCGCGCTTCTTAGTCCATTTTTCTTTATACGTTTTAGTTAACTTTACTTCTTGTCCATCTATTTCTAAGACTCCAGTTACAGTTGGATTAAGTCCTCTTACAGTACAGTTATTTTCATCTAATGGCTTTATTTCAAAATCAGTTCTATTCTTACTATCCTTATCAAACATCAACCAACTAAATGCATCAAATATACTTGTTTTTCCAAGTGCATTTTCTCCTAATATATTAGTTACTTTTTCAAAATCTATATTAATTTCTTTTATTCCTTTAAAGTTTTCTACTATTAATCGCTTTAAGATTATTAATTTCATTGATATTTCCTCCTAAATTTCATATAATATAATCAGTTTTAAATTTTTTTAATTCTAGTTTTTTTAGATGGAGCCACTGCAATGGCTCTTTTCTTATATAAATAATTCATATTCCTTACTAATATGTTCATTTACTATTTTTAAAGTCTCTCGTGCAGTTTCTTCTATTCCTTGATAATATCTTTTACTAGTGTCACTTATATTACTTTTTTGCATAGAAGCTGCAAGTTCTATCCTAGCTTGCATTTTTGCTTTTAATTCTTCTAGTACCATTTATTTTGAATCTCCTTTTTTTCTATTGTTGCAGTTATTAACTTTCCATCTGATACTGCAAATATCCAATTCATCTTATGCCACTCTACTGCTTCTTCTAAAGTTATAGAGTATAGATCTTTTAGTTTTCTAGTTAGCTTCATTTAGCTCACCTCCTTAAAAGCAACCACCGTTACTTCTCCATTTTTCATAAGATAGTCTGTCTAATCTGTATTCTCTACCTATTTTTGTTACACTGAATACTTTGCTTATTTCTGCATGTTTGGCTAAGTTTCTTACATAGCTTTCTGATGCTTTTAAATATTTTGCAAACTCTTTAATTGTTAGATACTCCCTAGGAGCATAATCATTACTGTCTCTAAACATTTGCATAACTTCTACTATATCTTCTCTATCAGCTATAGCTGATAGCAGAGAATCTCTATCTATATTTCTGATGATTAGCCTTTGCATTTCTGTTGCCATGTTATCCTCCTATAAATTTCCAACCACTTCTACGTTATCAAAATACCAATTAAGAGCCGCTACCTTTAACTGTTCTAAAGTTTGTATTTCTATTGTAAAATCTTCATCTATTTCATCAATTCTTGTTAGGTTAGCTTCATTCCATTCATAAATAGTTATCCAAGGGAATCTTTCATCTATTTCAAATCTAAGTTTATTTATTTCTACTGCTAATATGGAAGTTGTTTGTATATCCATATCTGTAATTGTTGTTTTTATTTTTTTTGATTGTTTAGCTAAAGCTACTGATCCTTCTGCTTCTCTTTTTTCATCACTCCATACTGGTGGATTTACTTCACACTCTTCTAATGTTAAAAAATCATTATTCATTATTAACCCCTCCTATTTTAAGCTTCTGCTAGTTCTAATACTGGTTTTAATTTATTTATAAAATATATCTGTCCTTTTCCTGTTATCTTAGGTGTCTTACTTATACTTATATGACCATCAGCATGTGTTATAGATGTTTCTTTTATTTCCATTAATTCTAATTTCATTGACTTTTGAGTTGGCATATTGTAATCCGACCCTTTTCTTTTTATTAAATATTCATTTTCCCTTAGCCATTCAAAAAATCTATTTTGTCCTATATCTACTCCATTCTGTTTTAATATCTTTGCTAATTCACCAACTAATATAGATGTATGACTTGCACTTACTGCATCTGCAAATAATACTTTTGGAGTTTGTTGTTTTATAACTTCATCTTTTTGTTTATTTTCAAGTTGAAGTTTTTCTTTTTCTTCCTCTTGCTCCACTAATTGCTCTAATGCTTCTTTATAAGTTTTTGGAAGTTTAAATTGTTGATTATTTTTAAGTTCTTCTTCCATTTCATGAAACTTTCTTATAAATTTAGCTTTTGCTATGACCATCTTTGTCCCATTATATGTAAACATTAGATTTTCAAATCCTTCTTTAGTCATTAGGTACTTTGGCATTTCTCGATTATTAGAATTGATATATGAGCACTGAGCAAAATTTCGTTGTGCTATTTCTCTTGTTTCATGATTACTCATCAATTTATTTATAAGTTCTCTTATATCTTTCATTACATCTGCATGTCTTTTATCTGTAACTTCTGCAACTTTTAAACTATCAGTTATTGGCACTAACTCACCTTTGAAATCTTCAAGTTGTACTAATTCTTTCATCTTTTCTCCTCCTATGAATTTTTGTTGTTTATTTGGTTAAACTAAGTTGTATCAAACGCAACTTTTAATTTAAAAAAATTTTGACAACATCTTCTGTCGATAATTTAAATATTTGTTTTAATTTTTTAACTTCTTCTATCGAAAAAGCAACTTTTCCATTTTCTTTTCTAGAATAAGATGAAGTTTGCTTTAAACCAAGAAGTTCAGCTAGATCTGATTGCGTATAATCAAAATCAGTTCTTAGTTTCCTTAGTTCTTTTGTCATATTATCACCTCTATATTTGTTACTTTGTTGCGTTTATTGCAACCTTATATTTATATAATATTGCATAAGAAGCAACTTGTCAACAATCTTTAACAAAAAAGTTTCTAGTAAAGCAACTTTTATTTATTTTAATGCAACTTAGCTTATAATATTCATAGTGGAGGTGTTTTTTATTGTGGATACATTTGGAAAAAGACTCAAAGAAGAAAGAATTAGTAAAAGATTGACGCAACAAGATGTTGCAGACATTTTCCATTTAAATAAAAGTTCTATAAGTAGGTACGAGAAAGATCAACAAGTGCCTGATGTAGCTACTATACAGAAAATGGCTAATTATTTTGGGGTTACAACTGATTATTTATTAGGAAATAAAAACAAAAAAACTGATGATACTGACTTATTTAACTTAAAAGGGGACGTTAGATTCCTAAAAAAAGTAAAAGAAGATGAAATGGTAAAGATACCAGTTTTAGGGGTTATAAAAGCAGGCATACCAATGTTTGCAGAAGAAAATATAATCGACTATGAGTATGTACATCAGGAGGAGTTAGTAATGGGGGAAGAATATTTCTATTTACAAATAAAGGGAGACAGCATGATAAATGCGGGAATACCGGACGGGAGTAGAGTTTTAATCAGAAAGCAAAACTTTATAGAAAGTGATGGCGAAATAATGGCCGTAAGAGTTAACGGTGATGAAGCTACATTAAAAAGGGTTTATAGACAACAAAGTGGGTTAGTTTTACAAAGTGAAAATTCAAAATATGGTCCTATGTTTTTCCCAGCTAGCGATGTAGATACTGGATACGTCGGAATAATAGGTAAAGCTATAAAGGTCGAAATAAAATTATAACGATATAAAAGAAGGTGATTGACATCAATATAAAATCAGCTTTTATAAGAGAAAGAAATGGTAATTTCAATGTTATTATAGAATACTTTGATGAAGCTAGTAATAAATGTAAGCAAAGAAGTCAAGGGAAATATAAAACTAAAAAAGAAGCTCAAAAACAATTAATAGAACTAAAAAATAATATAAATAAAAATAAAAGTGTTATCTGTAAAGATATTACACTTGTACAAAGATGTTATGCTTATGTAAAAGAAAATGAAGATACATGGTCTCATTATACAGTAACTAATCGTTTAAGCTGGATAAGGAATCATTTTGAACCTTACTGGAAAAATACTTTATTAAAAGACGTTACTGTAAGTAACTTACAAAAATTTGTTAATATTATTTTCAAAAGATTTACTGCTGAAAGTTCAAAGGTAAGGTATGGATTTTTAAGAGCTATTTTAGCTGAGTGTTATCGGTTAAGAGAAATACCAGAAAATCCTTGCGACTTTATAAAGCTACCAAAGGTAAAAGATACTTTTGAAGCTGAAGTTTATACTAAAGAAGAAGTTAAAACTCTAATTGATGCTTTAAATCAGCACATAATAGAGCCGCCAATTTTACTAATGGTCTTACTTGGATTACGTTTTGGAGAGGCTTGCGGTCTTAGATGGTCTGATATTGACTTTGATAATAACATAATAAATGTAAATCAAATTATAACATATAAGCCTAAATATGGTTTTGAATTTAAAGATCCTAAAACAGAAAGTTCTAAAAGGTCATTACATGCACCTAGTGAGCTTATGCAGAAATTAAGGAAATTAAAAAACGATCAAAATAAATTAAAACTTCAAAGTAAACTGGAAAACAAATATGACTTAGTATGTCTTAATGGAAATTTAAATCCATGGACTAATCCAAACTTAACAACTGCATATAAAAGATTATTGAAAGCTAATAATCTAAAGCAAATAAGGTTACATGATTTAAGGCACACAAATGCAACTTTAATGTTATTATCTGGAACTAATATGAAAACTGTTAGTAGTAGATTAGGTCACACAGATATTAAAATTTCTATGAATACATATAGCCATGTTTTAGAGGAAATGGATAAAGATGCATCTAATAATTTAAGTCAAATTTTATTTGATTCAAAGTCAGTTTAATTGTCAGTCAATAAAATGTCAGTTAACATTGTCAGTTAATTTTATACGATTCCAATAAAATAAAAGTAAGTAATATACTACGTTATAAAACTTTAGTATATTACTTACTAGTTAAATCTTACTCGTATAC